ACCCCCTCTCTGCAAGGGTCTCCCTGTCGTGCTGGTAACACGATGGGGGAATTTTTATGCTGTAGTAATGGTATTTGCTGACCTTGATAATTTTGCACGGCTATTAAGGTATAATTTACCCGTGCAAACGGAATCACATTTTGACCCTTTATGTACCCTACAAGTCGGCTTTTGTTTTCCCTCATTGGTTAGAGGGACATTTATTTCACCTTACTTGTACAAGGTTTTATCGGTCTTTTATCGGCAGTAATAAAACCGCCCGAAACCGTCTATATTCAATTTTCAAGATTCGCTACAGTAGCAAGGGCTTTTTGTTGTGGGGTCATTCCCTTGACTGTGATTACACTATAGCACTTAATTTGTAAACCGTCAATACCCCTCGTTTCAGCCCTCAAAGTACCGTAAAATCGGGCTTTCTGACTTTTTCGGGAAGTCAGAAAGGGGTACGGTTTACAAAAAATTGCAGGCAAAAACCGCTTCATTGTAGTAGTACCTTTTTACTCACCACCCACTTCAAAACGACGCTTAAAATCGTCGGCTTACTCCCCACTTCCGATTCTGAATCCAAAACCTGAGGAGTTCAATTCTGTCCGACTATTTTGTTCACATATCAATGTAAGACTCTGACGGTAAAAACATTGGTTTTGCTCCATTTTTGTATCTTTTTGCCAAATATCCAGCAATTATATTGTTAAATGTGCAAGAAAAACAGTAAAATCAGCAATTTTGTTACTTTTGCACAAATGTTCCTTGCTGTGACTTTTTAGAAATTTATTGTCGCAAGTCCTTGACATTTCGCCCGAATTATGTTATACTAAATACAGTGAAGCCCATAGAAAGGACGATGATTATGTATAAAATTAATAACGCTGCGTTTGCAAATCCGATTAGCAACTACACCAAAGTCGTTGAAGTTCACCGCCGCTACACTCCTCCCCCGTCCAACTTTACATCTCAAGGAAAGCGTAAAGCAACGGCAGGAGATCCCATTAGAAGCCTTGACGATATTCAGACTATCAAGAATTATTTCCACGACCGCTCTCTCAGGAACTATCTGCTGTTTGTGCTTGGTATCAGCACCGGGCTCAGAGGTAAAGATCTTCTGAGACTTCAGGTTAGAGACGTTGTTGATAGCAATGGGTTTGTAGTGAACGAAATCGCATCTTATGAGTCTAAAACAAATAAGATGAATCACCCCATACTAAACGATGAAGCTCAGAAGGCAATATCGGAGTACCTTAATTCCTTGCCCTCTGCATCGGAAAATGATTATCTGTTTAGAGTGTCACCCGCTGAAAACAAGCCACTTAAACCAGATAGTATGTATCGTTTACTTGTGACGGCTAAAAAAGCACTGGGGCTCGAATTTAATTTCACAGTAAGAACGCTCCGCAAAACCTTTGCATACTGGATTATTAAGCAGCACTGTGACGACCCGCACGTTATGGCATCGCTTCAGGAAATGCTTAACCACGACAGTATGCTTACTACACTCCATTATTCAGGACATACAAGGGAAAATCTTGAGTCTATGTATAAAGATATGGGGGCAGTGCTTGACGGGTCGGCAAAAGAGTCTATGCCAAAATCAAGTAATATTGAGCAGAAGCTCGATGCGTTGCTGGCGGCGTTAGACCTTGATAAAGAATAAGGGCAGAATACTATAACTATATATAAAGGAGAACTATTATGGATAAAATTCAGGTTACGTTTAACAAGGACGAGATTGAGACTTTGATTTATGGTTGTATGGCGGCTATAAGCAGTTACTGCATTAACAACGAGGAAGCAAAGCCTTATGCGGATATGATACGGAGACTTGAAGATGCTTTGGCAATTGATTTATCTGTTTCGCAACTCAAGCAAAGAAAGGAGATATAGTATTGGGAAATGTCTATATAACGGGCGATATGCATGGCAGTCTTGACCGTGTTATCAGTCTCTGCAACAAAAACAACACAACAAAGGATGACGTGCTGATTGTGCTGGGTGATGTTGGACTGAATTATTTTCTTGACGAGAGAGACCGAGCCAAGAAAGATGTTTTGTTAAGACTGCCCATAACACTGTTCTGTGTTCACGGCAATCATGAGGAGCGACCTGTCAACATCAGAACGTATATGGAGTCGGAATTTTGGGGCGGTAAAGCATTCATGGAGCCTGAATATCCGAATATCTACTTTGCGGTAGATGGACAGGTATATAATGTCGGGAGCAATAAATGTCTCGTATTGGGTGGGGCATATTCGGTGGATAAGTGGTATCGGCTGCAGAATGGGCTCAAATGGTTTGAGTCGGAGCAGATTCCTGACGGCGAAAAACTTGAAATTGAAGCAGGAATATCTGCGTATGATTGGAACATCGACTATGTGCTGTCTCATACTTGTCCTTATAATACACGCCCTACACATTTATTTTTACATAGTATTGACCAGAGTACAGTTGACAGCTCGATGGAAGTATGGCTGCAAAAAATCGCAGACCGTCTGAGTTTCAAGCACTGGTACTTCGGACATTTTCACGACGACTGGGATAATGGCAAATATTCGATGTTATATACCGATGTAATGCCGTTTCCGGTGGAGGTGACTGAATAAAATATTATATTTCCGATCTTCATATCGGGCATAAGAATAATACAAATAAGCAATAAGGGGAAATAAATATATGGGAAGACCTATGGAATTTAAATTAGGTTGGCAACATATAAAAAACTAATTTCAAAGGAGAGATGATATGAAAATAGCAATTAACAGATGTTACGGCGGTTTCAGTCTTTCAGATAAGGCGATTGAAATGATAATGAAAAGGAAGGGTCTTGAGTGTCATAGATATATATGCACCAAATATTATTCCAGAGATGGTGTGAATGAATATATTAAAGTCATACCAGATAACAGTAAGTGCGATTCGACGCATATTTATTATCTTACAAAAGATTTAGGCAAAACCATTGATAAACTTCCCAAAAAATATTACTGGTATTATGATTCCAAACTTGAAAGAACCGACGAAGATTTAATTGCGGTCATCGAAGAACTCGGTGCAGATGTAAATGGTTCTTTCGGAAATATTCGCATAGTAGAAATTCCTGATGACGTAGATTGGGAAATCGACGATTACGACGGAATGGAAACTATAGAAGAAGTACATAGAAGCTGGTGTTGAATATGGCTATTAAATATCCACCTTCTATGGTAAAATTCGTACCTATGCCAGCAGTTAAGAAGCCTGCAAAACCTTGTATCTATAAAGGAATCTGCCCATCTGCTTCAAATGAGTGCAATAAAAGTCAGTCGAACGGAGGCTGTATTCCTCTCTTAGATAGCATAAAAGCTAAGTTGGCAGCGCAAATTTCCACCATTGATTCAATCCGAGAATATATCACACATAAGGAGCTTTAATATGAAGATAAAAGAGAAAATTCATAGATTACTGGTGGCAAAAGAACAGTGGTTGACAGCAAACAGATTACAAGACAAGAGTTATCTGAAGCACACCGTCTCTTCCGTTTGCAGTCAGAAGCTGATAAACCGCCTTATAAAAGAATACGGCGAATGGGAAGCTGTAGAAATATCCCATTGTTGCTACGGGTGGGAAAGAAGCTGTTGGGAGGACTACTTCTATGAGGGGGCTTGGGATTACACTAATAACGACGTGGCGATTATTATAGCTGATGTCCTGAAATCCATACGCAAAGATAGCAGGAGGTTTCCTGTATTCTACATTTGTGAAAAAAATGGTGCAGTTGACATTTTAGTAACCAATCGCCACAAAAGCGGAACGCAATGCACCGACTGGATCATTGAAGGAAAAAGCAGGAACGGAGAGTGATACTGATGTTAAGCGGATACCTCGATGAAATATTCGCAGCTCTTTACGGAAGTGACACTGATAACGAGACAGGAACAAAATGGACTGACTGTTATTATTGGGAAGCAAAAGGCATTGAGTCAGACATTTTTAGTTATATCGAGATGATTACAGATATACCTAATGTTGTTTTCAATAATAACGATCTGGCAAAATTTATTATTCTATCTGAATATGAAAGTATAGGTAACACACATCTTGTCAAAGAACATCTTGATATAATAAAGCTTGAAGCAGTTGCAGATAAATTAATCAAAGTGCGAAGAGTTCACCCTCAAGAGATATAAAAACGCAGAAAGGACTAATGTTTATTATGAAGGCGATAATATTTTCATTTTGGTTTGAAGCCCCTGCTGAACTTGATGCGTTTTGTCAGAGCATAGGTTATGTTAACCCAAATTACCGAAATAATTTTGACTTGATGTTCGACCAGCGAGTAGTCGAGTTTTGTGAAGCAAGGCTATCAGAGTTCAACGGTCGAAAAATATATAAAGGAACAGACAGTCGAAATTTCTTGGTGGGATTTGCAGGAGCTGGATATGTCTATGATATAGACACAACAAAGAAATGGACTCTTTTGCGTGAGAGTTCGAGACCTGTTATAAACTATTGTACTGTCAGCACTGACAAGTACGGGCAGATTATAATAAAACCTGATACAACTGCAAACAATTTGACTGTTTTGCAACCACAACATCAACAGAAGGAGAATAATTAAATGGCGTATATAGCTGAATATTGGAACAATAAGGCAGAACGTGCAGAACAGGCAAGAAGGCATACACAGGAAATGAGCGAGAAATATCCTGCTGAAATATCCTGTTCTGTAAAAAACACAGTATTATATTCCACAGGCTTTGTTTGTATAAAGCCTTCTGAAAAGCTTTACTCTACTGTAATATCTGTTGTTGATATGGATACCGTACAAGCCGCATATATGAAAAAGAACGGTAAAACCGCCCTGCTTAACTTCTCGTCATACAAAAACCCCGGCGGAATGTTTATGAACGGGAGCAAAGCTCAGGAAGAGTGTTTGTGCCATAGTTCTTTCCTATATAACGTATTGACACAGAAACATCATTTCTACGAATGGAACAACACACATAAGAACAAAGCCCTATATATGAATCGGGCATTATACTCCCCTGACATTATATTCACTTATGATAATAATGAATTTTCGTGTGATGTTATAACTTGTGCGGCGCCAAACAAGTCGGCTGCTCAGAAATATCAGAATGTATCAGACAAAGCAAATACAGATGTTCTAAGAAGCCGTATCAAATTTGTTTTGGAAATCGCCTATGAAAACAACGCAGAAACCTTTATCCTTGGAGCATATGGCTGTGGCGTATTCGGACAAGACCCGTATGAAGTGGCGGGTATATTCAGAGAATATCTGCTGAATGAATTTCAGGGCTGTTATAAGAATGTGATTTTCGCCATACCCAAGGGCAATAGCAATTATACGGCTTTTGCTGAAACATTTGCAAAGGAGACGTAAAAATGGATTATATTGAAGCTTCGGATTTTTTATCAAAAATATATCACACAAACATTGGAATAACACAAGAATATCGAGATGCGTTGTGTATGGGATCAAGTGCTTTAAGAGTAATAGAACAGTATCGCTGGGAGCGTGACATCGCAACAGAGCAGCTTGAAACACTTGGATTAACTCTCGGGCAAAAGATAGACGGAGTATATATTTCTAACGAGGAATATCGAAAGTTGCTTGACTGCAAGAAAATATGTGAGGAGAACCAAATATGAAATGGCTAATAAATTATTTCCGCCGCTGCTTTTGCAAGCATGAATGGGAGTGCATATTCTATTCTGTTGTTGAAACAGACTTTGGAGATACTTACCACGTCAAAACATACCGCTGCACCAAATGCGGAGAATCACGAAAATATAAATCGTACTGATGGAGGTAGAATCAATGAATAAAGTTTATCTGATAACAGTAGGAGAATACTCCGACTATCACGTTGAGCGTGTTTTCCTTTCAAAAGAGAAAGCACAGGCTTATGCGAAGGCAAGAGGCAATGTGGTTGAAATAGAGGAAATGGTAGCCTCTGACGACGATATAGAAATAATTATGACAGATGGTAAGTTTTTAAGGGGAAACATCGAATCTGACGGAACTGTGCTTGCGTGGCTTGATTATGAGTGTAGAAATGAAGGACAGTATGTTCCGCTTGGAATATATGAGAATTACTGCAACATCAGCCATAACGGAGATTTATCAATGGGCAGGAGATATACGAAAACCGAATGGCGTGGCGACGAAACAATAGCAAAATTCAAAAAGGCACTTACAGATATATATGCCGAAGTAAAAAATATGATTGCTGAAGGTATAGATACTTCTATGATAAATGAAGCTCTCAGCGAAAAATACACTGCAAAGGAGATATGAATTATGAAGAAATTTTCACCTGTAATAGCCGCATTTGCGATGGGAGCATCGCTGCTCGTAGCCTGTGGAAAGAGCTTTGCACAACCTAATACTGATATTGTCAATGAAACATATTACTCCCCTTTCGTATATATATGCTCAGACCCATTGCTTAAATGTGATGTAGTTTACGACAAGGACACTATGGTAATGTATGTGGTAGCTTATGATACTAATAACACAGGAAATATCACTGCTTTGTTAAATTCAGATGGAACACCTAAGCTCTGGAAGATAGTACACTAACATATAGGAAAGGATAATATAAAAATGTATTACATTGGCACAGGAACAAAGTACATAGCAACAAGACCTGACAACACTGTATATGTAACAGAGGACTTATCGAAAGCGAGGAGATATGCTTCAGCACAGAGAGCCGGAAATGCTTTGGTAACTCTTCCACGCAAGATGTATGAAATAAGCTCCAAGTGGGCTGTAAGGGAAGATGTGACACCTGCTGCAAACGAAGACGAAGTAACTGCTGTCGAAAAAACAAACTCAGAAAAGACAGTCGCTGAAAAGACAGCAGAAATGACTGATGCGATTTGCGAGGAAAGCAATGTGGACTTTGTAGCAATGCTGAAAGACATATCTGATTTAAAAGCACAGCGAAAGGGTTGCCTTACGAGACTGCAGGGAGAATTGTCAAGCATAAACGAAGAAATAACTGACATAGAGCATTTTATAGAGTTCAGTAAGCTTAATGCTCCTAACGGATATAACGCCTATAAGATGCTCAGAGACGCATTGCAGAAGAGACGTATTATAAAAGATAATATCAGAGCCGCCAATGAGATATACAATAACTGTGATGTAGATAAAATATATCAGGCACAGGAGCAGCTCAATAACAGGATATATAAACCGAGAAGGCTTGATGGTTTATTTGCGAATTTAGGAGAGGAATAATGATACTCTGCTTGGTGTAAGGGCGGTCATATTGCTTACGCAATATTCCCTTATCGTTCGCAGACAAGCTGCTCACGAATATATATGCATTTTTTCAATGCGATTCGATGTGGACAGGTCGATAATGGATAGTGGCTTGGGAGGTGATTACGATGTGAGAGGCAATTAGAATAAGAAGGGAAAACGCCCCAAAATCCCCGTTTTGTTAGGAAATATCAGCAAAAACGGCGAAAAAAAATCGGCATAAAAGTACGCTATTTTGGGGGTTTTTCGGCATAAAAGTACGCCGCACAGATGTTTCATTTTAAAAGAGGAGGACAAAACAATGGAATTTATTGAAAATGCTATGAATAGCAGTACAGGCGAGTATTATGGTAATGGATACTTTGAGACTGAAGAAAATGCAATTGCCAAAAAAGAAGCAGAGGACAGAAGAAAAAAATATCTTATGAAGAAAAATTACATCGAGAACAATTATCGTAAATATGGGCAATTCAGTTTTATGTTCTATACAGTCGGCAAGAACCTGTTAGAGGATATTTCCGATGATATTCTTACAAAGATAATATTCCTCAGTACCTATATGAATTATCAGAATGTAATTGTGGATAACGAAAATGCCCCTATGGACAAGAGAGGCATTCGTCAGACAATCAATGTGAGCGACCGTAAATTCAGTGATTTTTTCAAAGAAATCATTGATAGAGGTATTCTGGTATCCAAAGATGATGGCAGTTATTTTCTGAATTTCAACATATTTGCCAGAGGCAAGAATGTATTCAAAGAAAATACAAACGCCACAAGACTTTATCGCTCTGCTATAAGAAAGTTATACACAAAGGCAAAGCCATCAGAACATAAATTATTATCATATGTATTTCAGGCAATCCCTTTTGTTAATATTCAGTATAATATGCTCTGCTTCAATCCCTACGAATCTAATTTAGATAAAATTGATTCAATGACGTTAAGAGAGTATTGTGAAATTATCGGATACAGCGTAGAAAATGATCATAAATTAAAAACTAAACTTAAGTCGTTGAGATTAAATAATATTCCTGTATTCAATTTTGTAGATAACGCCGACGGAATATTCTGTTATATCAATCCTTGCGTGTTCTATGCGGGAAACAAGTGGGAACAAGTAAAGGTTCTCGGAGAATTCAAATCTAAGAAATCAGAAGGAAGATAAAAATGACTAATGCTCCTTGTATGAACTGCGCAGACAGGTATAAAAAATGTCACGCAGACTGCGATAAATATAAGATATATGTTATAAATAACACTCAAAAGAATAAGAAGGACAATATGGTCGGATATTATTATGAGAGGTATTTTAGCAGAATAAAGCATAAGAAGTGAGGGATTATTATTGTCGAAGCAAAAAACATACCAGAAATATATATTTAAACTACATAGCAGCGATATTCTTGCTGCTCCTCACAGGCACTTGATCCGTACACTTGAAGAGGCTCGCATGAATGACGAAATCATAGCATTGGGCGATAGAGCGGTTATCAGATTTATAGATGAGATAAACGGAATAGATATCAGCGAGGCTGAAACCAAGATACGAACGATACGAAAAGAAATCAAAGCCCTCCAGAAGCAAAAAAAATCACTTGAGACAAAGAAAAAAATCAAGGCATTGTATGGAGAACTTGATAAGATTCAATTTAAGTCTGATTATCTTGCAGTAATTATGGATAAGCCTTCGGATTTCAAAAAGATAAACAAGGGCTTCTGTGTAAATGGTATCAAATACCGCAGGCTTGTCGGAACGCCCAATGGAGTTAAGAAATCCACTGTGGTGTATGCCAGCGAGTTATCGCATAGCGGCAAGGAAATCCACAAAGAACTGTCAAGGCGATTGGAGAACGGTAGAAATCCGACCGTTGAAATGGTACCTGCGAAATACGAAGCATATAAAGCGTTAGCGTGTAGTTCTTCTGCTCCAGTATCTTTGCCGAGGGGCATACTTGTTGTAGATGACGCAGTAACGCATTTCAGGGAAAAAGTTATCAGCCTTGACGACAGAACCACAGATGAGCCTGTTATGACCATCGAAGAACAAGATATAGAGTTAATAGACAGCGACGGATATGGACTGATATGCCCCTCTCTGGCTCTCAGATGGAGTCAGGAAATGGGTGAAAAATACATAATGTCGGGCTGTTGTATCAGAAACGCCTTTCTCAAAGGTATGGTATTTACGTTTGATTTTCATTCATTCTGTGAGGAGTACAGCGGTGATAAAATTATCTTTGATGTATGGGGCAAGCCTCACAACATAAGTGATATCGAGATAATTCTTACAACATCTATGCTTAAACTATGGAGTTCTTATGACAGTTTAGATGATTATTTATCAAAGTGTGATGCCAATAAATACACCTTTGCTATAACGAAGGTTCTTCCTGATAAGCTTGAAAACGAGAGGCATCTCAATTATCAGTTTATTCAGGGTTATGAGCTAAATGACGAGCAAATCGAAGAGCTAATTAAACCTACAATATCAGAAATTAAAGAAGTTATCAACGGCGATGTGAATAAAATGATTTTATTCCTCAAAGGAATGGGAATGTCCGAAGATAATATCCGTTCTGTAGAAAATGATTTTGCCAAAGCAGTAATGATTGACCCGCAGATGATGAATGATGACTATGTTATAAATCGCCTTAATTATATGCTGAAAAAAACAATCAACGAGGCTAAGATAGGTGTATTGAAGATTCACGGAAACTATGCTGTCATATCGGGAGATCCTGTAGTGCTGTGTCAGAAGACATTTAGAATTAACGTACCAAATGAAAAAATGGGGCTTTTGAAGGCTGGAGAAATGTATTCGGAGTATTGGGCTGATTTAAGCATTCCAGAAGTGGTATGTTTCAGAGCCCCGATGTCCTGTTCAAATAACACGAAAAAAATGAAAATTGCAGATAACCCTGAAATACGCAAATGGTACAAGTACATGCGTACTGTAAATATACTTAATGCTCATGATACATTTTGTCACGCAGAAAACGGAGCTGACAAGGACGGAGACGCAATTTTTACTACAGACAACAAGGTTCTATTGGAGAACACACGGAAATTACCTGCGATAATTTGTGTTCAGAAAAATGCAGAAAAGAAAATAATAACAGAAGAATTGCTTGCGGAAGCGAATCAGAAGAGTTTTGGCGACGAAATCGGTACAACTACAAATCACATTACTGCAATGTATGATTTGTTGCCATTGTTTGATAGAAATAGTGACGAATATAAGACTCTGGAATATAGAATAATGTCTGGGCAGCATTACCAGCAGAATTGTATAGACCGAACCAAGGGAATTATATCGAAACCTATGCCTGATTATTGGTACACAATGTCTAAAAATAATCCGTCAGATGGAGATTCAGAAGAAATACTAAAGAAAAAAGCATTCAATGCTTCAATCTGCGCTGATAAAAAGCCGTATTTTACAAATTATATTTATCCTGAACAGATGTATGAATATAAAAAATACATAAAAGACGCAAACAAGAAGTGTCTTATGTTGTATCATATGACTGTCAGCGAACTTATGAATCTTCCGAACAGAAATTCCGAACAAGAAGAATTTTTAAGATGGTATCGGGTTATGTACCCTGTAAGCGATAACGGCTGCACGATGAATAGAATATGTCACAGAATAGAACGTGAGTTCGACGGATACTTCAAAGACATCAAACAGAGTAGTAATTTCGACTACACTATAATGAAGAGCGGTGCCGAATACAGCAAATCTGATTATTATAAAATCCGTGAACTATATCAAGCATACTTGAAAAGGACTCAGGAATTTAAAGTAAGGTCTTCTATGTGCAGAATCAAAAAAGATGACCTTAATATCAATTATACAATGCTCACAGAAGATTTCAAAAGAGAATGTGTGAAAATATGCCCCAATGCTGAAGAGTTATGCGATATAGTTCTCGATTTGTGCTATAAAAGCTCTAATTCCAAACAGTTTGCTTGGGAAATCTGTGTTGATACTATAATCAGCAATTTGTTAAAAAGAAATAATAATGAAATCACATATTTATGCAAAGATAGCAATGGTACGGTAACGTACTGCGGTGAGCAGTTTAGTGTGAAAAAAACGAAGGTCGGTGATAACGATGGTGATACTTAATGAAAAAGCTGAAGCTGAGAGAATTATTGGAAAGTGCGAAATCGTAGATTCGGTTTCCACATCTCTTACACTTCTGTCTAAATACTATTTCAGTTTAGGATTAAATTGCGGTGAAATACGGAATAAGCTTGAAGAATATCTTGTCAAAATTATTCCTGAATACAATCCAGTGTTATGGAAAGATACTTTAGATAATAAGGTAAAAAACGCAGGGAAATACCCTCTGACAAGCATAGATGGGGTTTCTGTAACCCAGAACGAGATAAATAAGATAAGAGCATTGAAATCCATAGGATTGGAGAGGCTTGCCTTTACCTTGTTATGCTTGGCAAAATATCAAAACAAGAAAAAACCTGAAAATAACAATTGGGTTAACCTTCAGCACAAAGAGATTTTTAAGCTTGCTAACGTTCCCACGACGAATTATAATCAGGCTATAATGCTCAATCAACTTTACGATTACGGAATGATCCGTTTCGGCAAAAAGATTACCAACACGAACATTCAGGTAGTTTTTGGTGATGATACGTCAGAAACCTCTATTGTTATAGCTGATTTTCGGGAGCTTGGCAGGGAGTATATGAACTATATAGATGCAAAAAAATACATAAGATGTGCTGAGTGCGGCAGACTGGTCTTCGCAAAAAACAATCGCAAAAAATATTGCGATGAATGCAGTTTGAAAATTCAGAGTGTTCAAAAATCCTTATACGATAAGCATAGGCGTAGAAATTCCGAAAATTAGAAAATAAAACTGAACACGCTAAAACGGCTATAATGCGTGATTTCTAAGGATAATACAGATATATTTTATTTTATATATATGGAAGGGAATAGTAGAAGCAGCGTCATTGCTATCTATTGTTCCCTTTACTATTAAAGAAAAGGACTGGATATAATGCTTCAGATATCAAAAAACGAAGCAGATTACATCAGAGCAAGACTCTCTGACCCCTACATTACAATATGCTCGAAGAGAAAGAAGGGCTCAAAAGGAAGTACGGTCAGCGGAAAGACATATTATTGCCCTGAAACAGATGAGCACATCAAACTCTTGCGTGAGTGTCGAAACACTCGTATTTAATATCCTGTAACCTGATTACAGGGCTGCTATTGGCAGTAACTTGATTTAAAGGAAAAATGTATATGATTTCAAAAGACTTACTCAAAAACGCTGATGTCAATGTAAACTGCGATTACGCTGATTTGTTTGACATAGACGCACATTCTGACAGAAAGATTTACCTCAACAGCGGTATTGATTCCGAAGCGGCTGAAATGGTCGTTTATGAGATTCTGAGATGTAACAGAGAAGATAAAAATCTTGATGTAACTGAAAGAAAGCCTATTATCCTTTACTGTACTTCCTGCGGCGGTTCAGTCAGCGACGGATTTGGCATAATTGATGCGATTGTAAACAGCAAAACACCTGTCTATACTGTAAATCTTGCATACCAGTATTCAATGGGGTTTCTGATTGGTTTATCTGGACACAAGAGATATACTATGCCTAACGCAACATTTCTGCTTCACGATGGTGAAAATATGATTTGGGACAGTACGGCAAAATGCAAAGACCGTCTGTTGTTTCAGGAAAAGCAAGAGGCAAGAATCAAAGATTATGTGATTTCTCATAGCAATCTTACATCTGAACAGTATGATGAAAATTATCGTGTAGAATTTTATTCCTTTGCCGATGAAGCAAAAAAGCTTGGATTTACTGACTATATCATCGGAGTGGACTGTCCTCTTGACGAGGTGATTTAATATGGATTCACAGTATTATATTGATTTATATAATATGCTTGTCGAGAAGCGTGAAAATGAGGACATTGAATGGCAGGATGTCGTTGATTTAAGGTCCAGATACGGCATTACCGAAGCTCGTGACTCTGTAAGGAAGGGTTCTAAGTTCTTCTATGAATTTCTTGACGGTGGCTGGGAAATCAAGCCGAAAAACAGCGGTTTTGTAACTGACGTATCAAGCAGGGAAACGATCACATTTAATCGTGACAAGACCGAGACAAGTGAACGTCAATTTTATATAGAAGATGAGTCTGTTCTAAGAGATTCCGAGTATTTACTGAGACTTCATAACTATGACCCCCACAGATTCGAGCTGGTTTCGGCAAAGAACAGCAAGTGGAATAGCGGAGAAAAAACTCTGTTTTCGAGCAAGGTAACTGTCAAGCCCAAGGAATTGACGATTCTGGATGACGATTTGAGAAATTGGTTTGATTCGCTGGATAGACGTTACAGTAATCTTACTACTCCTGTAGTTAAAGAAACTCAAGATGGCGACAGTTTATTATTGCTTCCCATATCTGACCTTCACTACGCTTTAAGGTCAAGTATGCTCGAAACAGGCAATTATTATGATTGTAATACAGCTGAAAATCTTTTTTTCTATGTAATCAAGAACGTATTATCACGAACCAAGCATATGAAGTTTAAGAAAATCGTCTTTACCATAGGCGGAGATATGTCAAACTTTGATAGTTTGAGCGGAACAACAACCAAGGGAACGGCGCAAGACAATGCTTGCGGTTATTTTGAAATGATGGAAAAGCTTTTCGAGATGACTATAATGGCGATAGATATGCTTGCAAATATCGCACCTGTTGATGTCATTCTGATAAACGGCAACCACGACAAGACGGTAGGATACGCATTGGCTCAATATTGTTATGCTTGGTATAAGAATGACGAGAGAGTTAATGTAGATACGTCTCCCCTGCCCCGAAAATATGTTGTTTTCGGGAAAACACTTATGGTATTTGCACACAATGCGGACGTTAAGAGGCTTCCCGAACTGATTCCCGATGAAGCAAGAGAGTATTGGAGCAACGTAGATATGACCGAAGTGTTTCTTCAGCATTTACATAGCGAAAATGTTCTTTACGAGAAAAACAATATGAGAATACAGCGACTACCTACAATCAGTGCTCAGTCCGCATGGGCAACAGAGCAGGGTTATCGGTCACATAGGCAATGCAAGTCGTTTATATTTGATGAAAAGTATGGATTGACCGATGTTTTATACACACACATTAAGTAAAAAAGGAGATTTTATTATGACTAAGGTAGAATTTATCAATGAAATTGCTAAGAATGGAAATATGACTAAAAGAGATGCTGCTAATGCTCTCGATTCTGTAGTAAGTACTATTATGGCTGTACTTGACAATAAAGGCAGTATTAAGCTTGCGGGTTTTGGAACTTTTTCTGTAAAGACAACAAAGGCTCGTACATATAAGAATCCTAAGACTGGTGAGCCTATCGACAAGCCCGAAAAGTGTTCTCCTACATTTAAGTTTAGCAAAACATATAAGAAGGCTTTTGAGGAGTAATAATATATGAAAAAAAAGAATACTTGTGAAATCATCACTAAGAAAGAGTTCATAAGAAAAATGTCATCTCTGACGGGGTTTACTCAGGAAAATTGCACGACTGCGTATGATGCGATTGTGCAGATTATCACTGAAACAATTCTTGGCGGAAGAGGTATATATCTTTTCAAGCTTGGATGGATTGAACCTATTAAGAGAGCAGCTAAGAGAACCTATGGATTTAAAGACGCTGATAGTGCTGAGAGAGTAGCGTACGATATTCCCGAAACCAACGCTATCAGATTCAGAATGTCCGAAGGATTCAAGTTTGCTTTTAATCCCGGAGTATATAAGGACTGGAGAGCTAAGAAGTAATCCAGCCTTTCCTTAATATGAGCTTTCAAGAGGTTTTGTGCTCTGAACAAGCCTCTGCCCAATAGGGCTTTATTGCGGTGTGGAGAAGCGGTTTATCTCGTCGGGTTCATTCCCCGAAGGTCGTTGGTTCGACTCCAACCACTCGCAACCACTTGGGCAGTTAGCCCGACGGGTATGGTTTTTAGTGTTTTTGAAGCCCCGTAAAAACAAAAACAGCATAATGATGAATATATGTCAGAGTATGCTCCTGACCATCAAAGCCGCTTCAGACTGTTCTTCTGTATGCGGGGTTCGAGTAAAACTGTTATTTTTACTCTCCTTTTTAGGAGCGTGGCGAAATGTCACGCTCTATAATAATTGTATAACAGCCTCAGCCTGTAAACTCAGACTGAGGTTTATTTTTTATAGAAAGAAGTGAAACAATTGGGCTACAGCGGATATTATATGATTTATATGCCTGAACACCCTGAATCAAATAATCTCGGTTTCGTAGCAGAACACAGAGTTGTTGCGGAACAAATACTTGGAAGACCTTTAAAATCGGGGGAAGTTGTTCATCATATAGATCACAACCGAAGAAACAATTCTCCTGACAATATAATCGTATTTGAGTCAAGGGCAGCTCACTCCAGATTTCATCAAGGCGGCAGACTTATACAAACAGAAGACCCCAATGTATACTCAAGTGAATATGTTTATTCAGAAATCCCTTGCGGTTACTGTGGGACTCTGTTCAGACCTACAAATCCTGCAGCGAAATACTGTTGTATGGAATGTAGTTCCCTTGCTCAAAGAAGAGTAGAAAGACCTACAAAAAGGCAGCTTAAACAGCTGATTATGCAGCATACTGTCGCAGAAATAGCGAGAATGTATGGCATTACAGATAACGGAGTCAGAAGATGGCTTCAATATGAGAATCTTCCCTACAGACTGAAAGATATAAAGAAGCTGAGAGAGAAAGAACGAGTAAAGCAGGAAACAAAAGCTATGGAAAAAGAGATTAAAGTAAGAGAAATTGAGAGAGAACGAAGTGAGCGATAAAACCAGATGAGCAGGAGGTGGATAAATATGGCGAAACAGAATCTCGGAAGAAAAACCAGTTATTGTCACAAGCCTGCAAAACCTGTTGATACCGCAGCTGAAATGATGAGGTATATTACAAATGGAGAAGAAGCTGTTCCTTATATGTATCGCTGCTTAAAATGCGGAAAGCAAACCTTAGACGATGATAAGGAGTTTATGACAAGTTTCAGTAAGTTTCATATAGGGAACAGATGCAAGCTCCCGCTTTGTAAAGAATGTCTGGATTCATCGTATGAAGAGATTTTTGCCGAAACAAACAGTGAAGAAGATACTGTAAGGCGTTTATGTATGATATTGGATATATATTACTGTCAAGAACTGGTCGATGCTATGAAAAAAGCATCGAAGCCTCTAAAAAGAATGACCTATTATATTACCAAAAGTTATACTGCGAGATTTGCAAATAAAACATACTCTGATACGATAGATGAAGAAAAAAGGAAAGCTGAAGAGGAAGAAAAGCGTATCGTTACATATGAAGATATGTATTCTACTCAGGAAGTAGATCCTGATACTGTTTCATTCTGGGGTTCGGGTTTCAAGCCTGAAGATTATGAATATCTGGACAGCAGATATTCTGAATGGATTATTTCGTATCCTGTGCAGGCAAAAGCGATGGAAGCTATCATACAAAAGATATGCTTGCTTGAACTGCAGATTATGCGTGGAATCCAGCGTGGAGACAAGGTTGATAGCTTATGTAAGGCTATGAACGACCTGATGAATGCTGCAGGCATTCAACCTAAACAGAGCAGCGAAAACACTTTGAGCGATACAGCGTCGTTTGGCGTTCTCATAAAGCGTTGGGAAGATGAAGACCCTGTTCCAGAACCTGATGAGAAATGGAAAGACGTAGATGGCATAATACGTTATATCAGCATCTTTTTCTTCGGACACCTATCTAAGATGTTTGGATTTAAGAATAATTGGAGCAAGCTTTACGAGGAGGAGATAGGCAAATATACTGTCAATCGCCCTGAGCTTGAAGACGTAGATATAAATCAGATTTCATATGAAGATATATTCGGGTCAGGTGATGACTCGTGAGCAAATACAGACAATATAACACAGGAATACAGGATAAATCCGAAAAGCTAATGGCAACCGTTGCCAAAAGAGCAGCATTTTACAGGGAGAATCCTCATAGATTCGCAAAAGATTATCTCGGTCTTGATTTAAAGCTTTTTCAAGAAATAATTCTGGTTATGATGAATCTCTGTACGAATAGTATGTTTCTTGCCGCAAGAGGCTTGGGAAAAACGTACTTGACGGCTGTATTCTGTGTAATAAGGTGCATTTTGTATCCGGGAACAAAAATTTGTGTAGCTTCAAAAACGTTGAAGCAAGCAAAGGAAGTTCTGAAAAAGATTACAACCGAGTTAATGCCGAACTCCCCTAATTTACGATTGGAAATAAAGCAACTGACGTTAAACAGTGTTGACGCTTACATTGAATTTAAGAACGGTTCGCAGATATTCATTACAACAGCCACTGATACGGCTCGTGGCGCAAGATGTCACATTCTTCTGATCGACGAGTTCCGTTTAGTGAAGAAAGAAATCATAGAAACTGTTCTTGAGCCTTTTATGAGATCGGAGCGTATGCCCGGATTCCTCAAGAAGCCTGAATATAAAAATTATCCGAAAGAACGAAACAAGAAGATTCTTATGTCTTCAGTTTGGTTAAAATCTCATTGGGCTTATAAAGAAGCTCAGGCATATGTAGTTGAACTTTTCAATCAGACAACCAAAACATTTATTTGCGGACTCCCCTATCAGATGTCTATTAAGGAAGGATTATTGAATCCCGACCAGATTATTGAAGAAATGCTTAAGCCTACTTTTAATGACATTTCGTTCAGTATGGAGTCAGGCTGTTTATGGTGGGGAGAAAGCGAAGATTCTTTCTTTAAATTCGACGACTTGACAAAAGCAAGAAGGCTTCGTACAGCGTTGTACCCTAAAGAAATATACAGTCAGATATCTAATAAAGTCATCAAACCTATCGATAAGGTTCCGGGTGAGATTCGTATATTGTCCGCTGACATAGCAGTAATGAGTAGTCGCAAGAATAAGAATGACGCAACAGCCATTTTTATTGTGCAGCTGATACCTACATCTGATGGTCAATATATAAGGAATGTACTTTATTCAGAAAACAAGGAAGGCGGTCATACTGAGGATCAGGCTATGCTGATACGACGGCTATACGAGCAGATGAACTGCGATTACATAGTAATAGACACAGCGGGCGTAGGTTTAGGCGTATTTGACAACCTTGTAAAAGATATGACCGATGATGTATCGGGCGAATTTTATCCTGCCCTCACTTGTGTTAACGATCCAGAAATGGCTCTTCATTATAAAGGTGCAAGCAGCTCTCCTGCAAAAGTAATTTACAGCGTTAAGGCTTCGTCTAAGTGGAATACTCAATGCGCTTATTCTTTGAGAGACTGTATCAGACGTGGAAAAATGCGACTTTTACTTGACGAAGAGGAATTCAGGGACATATACGAAAGCAGCAAGGCTTATTGTGAATTATCAGAAGAAGATAAGATTACAATAAGAATGCCGTTTATACAAACGTCTCTGTTGATTTCCGAAATGGTCAATCTTGAATATACTACTGTAGGAACTGAGATAAAAATCAAAGAAAGCGGCACAAGCCGAAAAGACCGTTATAGTTCATTATCGTATGCAAACCAGATTGCAAATGAACTTGAACGAAAGTTAAGAAAGCCTAATCTGTCGAAGGATATGTTTGGGTTTAAACTGAGAAGCCCGAAATGTATGACGATAGGAAGGTGAATAAATGGAAGAAAAGAATAAAATCAATGAAGAATGGAAAGCTTCGATGTCGCTGACAAACAGCTTGTTCTCAAAGATGACAGACATACAATTGCTGAATCTGAAAAGTAATTCTAAGTATCCTGCCACATATACCAAATATACAAGAGCAGATATTTTGAAATATCTCAAGAATCCTGAAACAAATGCCAAACAGCTTCGTGATGCATCTATATATCTGTACGAAGTATCGGCACAATACCGCAGAATAGTCAATTATTTTGCTCATATGTGTCCTTTGACGTATATTATGTATCCTTTCAAGTTTGATAAAAATAAAGAAGTTAACGAAAAAGCTTTCGGTACTGCCTATAAAAAGGCTTTGGATTATATGTCCGTCTTCAATCTGCAACACGAAATGAGAAAAGCATTGGTTACGGCGTGGAGAGAAGATATTTTCGCAGGCTATATATATCAGACAAAGGATTCGTTCTATATCAGAAAGCTTGACCCCGACTATGTACAGATTGCTTCAATAGTTGACGGATGTTATATTGTGGCTTTTGACTTTTCATATTTCAGAGGCAAGGAAGACCTTCTTGAATCTTACGGAACAGAATTTATTGAGAAGTATGAACTATATAAAAAAGATACCACGCTAAGATGGCAGCTGCTTGATGATAAGCGTCAATTCTGTATTAAGATATCTGAAGATGTTACATATCCCTTGATTCCTTTAGCAGGCTGTCTTCTTGGAATATATGATATTGAAGACTATAAAGACCTTCAAAAGGGAACGTCTATTCTAAGAAATTACAAAGCATTAGGTTTGAAGCTTCCTACAGATGAAAATGGAAATCTGCTGATCGATAAGAGTTTAGCAGACCAGTTCTATCAGCAATTGGAAAATATTACTCCTGAAAACATTGGCGTATTCCAAACTCCTATGGATGTGGAAATATTTGATTTTGAAAAGAGCGGAGCAGAAGACCCTGATAAAACATATGAGGCGATTCGTAATTTCTATAATGACGCAGGAGTATCCGCACTTTTATTTGGCTCGGACAAGCAAACTGCCGCTTCTTTGAATATTTCTATTACTTCTGATGAATGCTTATGCTTTGCTGTAAACAGACAGATTGAAAGAAACGTAAACAGGCTTCTTAAAAATTTAAGCGGAACACAGAAATTTCAAATTACAATACTCGATATAAGCGAGTTTCACAAGAGAGAGTTTCACGACCTGCTATTAAAGGACGCTCAATATGGCGTACCTGTAAAATCTGCTATCGCTGCGTCTCTCGGCTTCAACCTCCCTGTTATGAACGCTGTAATGTATATGGAGAACGAATTCTTGCAGCTGCACGAAAATATGATTCCTCTGCAATCATCCTATACTATGAGCAGCGACGATGAAGGCGGTGCTCCTACAGCAGAAGAAAAGGGAGAAGAAATATCAGATTCTAACGAAAATACTCGTGAGCACGATAGTAATTCTTCGAGGTGAAATGGAATATGAAATTCATTGTTATTCAGAATAAAACAAAAGCAGAAGAACTGATAAACAAAGGCTGTAAGCCCCTTTCGATGCACGATAACATTTTTGTATTTGAAGTGTCTCAATTTATATCAAAATTCTGCGAAGAAAAACTCCAGAAGTCAGATTACGTTTTGACTAACACGTTGATTATTTAGAAAGGCGAAGAGAATCTATGGAACAGATTGAAAAATACAGTTTCCCTCTCGCTGTTACATATGAGCTTGATGAAAGTTTTGACAGCGAAAGATTTATCAAGATGAGATTAAGAGTATGTCACGACGGTACAAACCCAAAAGGTTCTCATTTTAATATCAATGATATAAATGCGGCTAAGGAGTCGCTGAAAAACATACCTATCCTTGCTAACGTAGTTTTCGATGAAGACGATCAGCCCCAGTTCGGTGGTCATGATATGTCTATTGAAAAAGATAAAGTCAACGAAGGCGAATACAGAATGATTTATAAAGAAGTTCCTATCGGTGTAATTCCTGAAATCAACAATTATGATGTGCAGGAATATAACGGTAGGAACTATGTTTTTGTTGACGGTTATATCTGGAGAAATTACTCCAATTACGCTGAAGACATCATCAAGAGAGACAAAGACATTAAACTGTCTATGGAGATCGCAGTAAATCAGTTTTCATATGACGTTATGCAGGAAGTCTACAATATCACGGATTATAAATACACGGGAATAACATTCTTGAATCGTGACAGCGGCACAGGGATGAAAGACGCTCTGGCTACAACTTATTCGGCAAAGAAAAAGTATTCTGCCGAAGATATGCTTATTATTATGCAAGAGCTCAAGGACGCTCTTGTTTTATTCAATAAGAAGAATACAGAAGAAGGAGGTAAGAACGAAATGGATAATATCGATAATATTACACTTGCAGAACAGGCTGATTCTGCACCTGCCGAAGATACTGTTACCGTAGAATCTTCTGTGATCGAAACTCCTGTAGCTGAAGCTGACGATTCAGAACCTACAGAACAGATCTCTGATACTTCTGCAGATGAAAACAATGATGCTCCTGCAAGATTTGTAAAGAGCTATGAATTGTCTATCGATGACAACAGATGTTCTCTTTATGAGGCAATTTCTCAGACAGAAAAAGCAGAAAATGAATGGTTCTTCATTGAATCAGTATCCGATGATAGCTTTGTATATTCTTGCGATAATTCACAGAAGCTGTTCAGGCAGCACTATACTCGCAACGAGGATGGTGTATCTCTCGTTGGCGAACCTATTGAAGTCCATAAGCTGGTCATGACAAAGGAAGATATTGATTCGCTTGATTCTATGAAGGCTGATTATGAAGCAGCTACTGCTGAACTGAATGAGTTGAGAGAGTATAAGCAGAATATTGAAAAAAATATCGAAAATGCAGAAAAGCAGAAGGTTCTTGAAAAGTGGGCTGAGATTCTGAAGGGTGATTCCAGCTTTGAAGCACTGTATGATACATATGAAAATTATTCAGTAAAAGAACTGGAAACTGAATGCAAGTGTATTTTCGCCGATTCTAAGGCGAATTTTAATTTTTCTTGTAAAAACAAGGAGAATTCACTTATTAGGATTCCCATTAAGAACGAAGATGTTACTTCTGATGAATCCCCTTATGGCGATCTGTTTGAGAAGTATGGCAACAAATAATTTTAAAGGAGGCTATTGACATGGCAAACACAATTCACACTGTTATGAATATTGACGATATGAGTGGCACTAAAGACCAGTCTCTCTTAGTGTCACTGAAGTATTTTGATGAGAACGATGAGCCCGCAGAGATTGACAACGGTTCAATTGTAGAGGTAGGCGATTATCTTGATGGAAGCAGAGAGGTTCGTAAGGCAACTGCTCCTACAGCCTCTACTCCCATCTCTAAGCTTGCTGTTATTGCAAATCCTGAAGTAATCTACGATGAGTCCAGACAGTATGGTCTTGAGGAGTATGTAAATGCTGCAGATAAGGTAGTTCGTGGCTACAAGCTTCACAGCAATGATGGCTATTCTGTAACTAAGGAAGGCTTCAATGGTGTACCCTCTAAGGGCAAGTATGTAGTTGTTGGGGATACAACCAAGTACGAAATTGCTGATTCTGCAACCGGCACTGTAATCGGCAAGATTGATGACGTTTGGACACTTGGCAGATATACATTTTATTACATTCAGGTATCCCTGTAATTTGGAAGGAGTGAATTTATAATGGCTACAATAAATGATATCGTACAGCTTGCAGTTGACACCTATAACGGTAAGCCCGCAGGCAATTATTCTGTAGATAAGGCAAATTCTGTTATTCACGAGGCAATTGTTGCTGCAAATAACGGAAAGGATCATCTTGATAAGAGAGATGTCAGAGATGGTAAGTGCGGAGAACTTTTTGCTATCATCGAGGAAACTCTTGTAAGAACTGTAATTGACGGTCTTCAGGGTAATGAGTTCTTTATGAATCTTGTTGAATATAAGAATCTTGCTCTTGGTGACACAAATGAGTTCTATATGCCTGATGATTCTCTGTTCCATGTTAGCGAGGTAGCTCGTGGCACTCAGGGTATCCGTCGTCAGAGAATCAGCGGTGGCACAAGATTCTCCGTTAATATGAAGACTTACGGCATTAAGGTTTACGAGGAGCTTGACAGAATCCTTTCTGGTCGTTCCGACCTTTCTCATCTTATCGATGTTGCAGGCAAGTCTATTCTTAAGCAGCAGTATGACGATATTTTCAAATGCTGGACAGGCATTGTAAATAACAGCGGTTCTACATATATTCCTATGGCAGGTTCTTACTCCGAAGAGTCTCTCCTTGAACTCTGTGAGCACGTTGAGGCAAACAATGGTGAATCTCTCGTAATTATGGGTACAAGATCCGCTCTCAGAAAGCTTAAGACTGCAGAGGTATCTGAGTCTGCAAAGGAAGCTTCTTACAAGATGGGCTTCTACGGATACTTTAACGGTATTCCTATGGTAAGAATCAACCAGATTCATGAGACAGGCACTGATAACTTCATTCTTCCTGATAATCAGGTATATATTATCGGCACAGAGACAAAGCCCATCAAGTATGTAAACGAAGGTGAGGCACTTATTGTTCCTCCTACATTTGGTGCAAATGCTGACTTCTCTGAGGATTATCTGTTTGTAAACAATGCAGGTGTTCAGGTTGTTCTTCCTGACAAGAAGTTCGGCGTTTACACAATGTCCTGATAAAAGATAACGGAATAAAAGGAGATGTAATATGGCTTATTCAAAGACTAAAACACAGGTCGAAGAAGCTGTAGATACAGGTGCTGTTGAAAATACAGCACCTGAATTTACTAAATCTGTTGTTCCTAAGAAGAAGATTCCCTTGACTGAGACCGTTATGGTTAAGAATCTGACAGGCGGAAAGCTTATTTATGTAAGCAAGAGACTGCAGGGATATTCTGAAGTATGGCACGAGTTCGGTGAGGAAATCCCTATGCCGATGGAAGAGCTGTATTCTATGAAGAACACAGATAGACGCTTTTTCACAGAGAACTGGATTGAAGTAGATATTGCAGTACTCAGAGACCTTCAGATGGAGAGATTCTATAAGGATGCAATAACATATGATGAAATTCAGAATTTATTCTCAATGGATATTGATAAGATTGTTGTTAAGATTGGCAGAATGAGTATGCCTGTCAAGAACTGTGTTGGACTTCAAGCTATGAAGATGATTGAAGATAGGACTCTGACTGACATAGGCAAGATTACTGCTCTTGAAAAGGCTCTGAAGTGTGAGCTATATGAAAGATAAGAGGTGAGCTTATGGCAACCTCTTATTCTGAAATATATGAAGCTTTTATATTCAAAGTAAAAGGCTATGACCTTCTCAGCCTGCTGACAGAAGACCGTGAAGATATTCTTAATATGTATATGGTATCTGTATGCAGAAAAATCAATAAGAAAGTCAAAGCGTATGCAGATTTGACAAGAGATGACGACCTCAAAGAGTTCCCATCGGACATCGATGATGATTTGATCGATATCATAGCCGAATGTATGATTACAGAATGGCTTAAACCCCAGATATATTCAGATGAACTTCTTGAAAGCAGAATGAATACGAAAGATTTTTCAGAGTACTCCCCTGCCAAACTTATCGAACATATAAGGTATGTATTTCAGATGAGCGAGAAAAATTCTAAAACAGCAATCAATAATTACACTTTTTCACACAACGATATTGCGGAGTTGAACAAGGTATGATTCATACAAAATATAAACCTATATCTGAACAATTGTGCGAGAACTATATGAGTATATTGATTGATGGGATTTTTAAAATTCTCCCGTTAAAGGAGGAGAATAATCCGACTGTAGAAGAATATATATCAAGTCTTATATCGGAAATGGTAGGCTTCAAAAATATCGTTGACGTTATAAATAATGACGGAAGATATCTTAAGGTGATATGCTCGTTGGAATCTATAATGAATTGCACTAATATTGTTTTTTGCAAAAAAGAAATATTCAAGTGTATTAACATTATAGATAAGCTGAAATATAAGTATTTTGCGAGGTGATGTAAATGGACTGGTCGTTATATAATTCTCTTTTAACAGTAAAAGGCGAAACAAGAAGAGATCGTGCGATCTTCGAGACAAAGCGGTCTATCAGTAAACGTGCTGTCCGTTCACCTTCGTATAAAGATGTGCTTGTTGACGGCGAGCCACAAAAACTCGTTATAACCTCATCCACAGAAAAATATCACAAAAAAATCAATGCGTTGCCTGATGAAAAAATATATATGGGCAGCATTGTTGAATGGAATAATTCTCATTTCATAATAACCGACACTGACGTAGAAGATGAAGTATATCAGAGTGGTGATATGTACAGGTGCAACGTTTACTTGAAATGGCAGAATGAAAAAGGTGAAATAGTTGGAAGATACGGCTTCTCCGAAGATATCAGTCAATTCGCATCAGGAGAAATCGAAGCAAAAGTTATGATGGGTATTGAACAGATATTTGTAATAAAATTCCCTTGTGACGAAGAAACTATAAAGCTTCGCCGTGATAAAAGATTTCTGATGGACATAGTGACTGACGAACCTAACGCTTATATACTGACGGGAAGAAATGTAATAAGCGGCAACTGGACTGCCGGAGATATTACCGATAAAGAATTCGATGGAAGGGATAAAATTCTGACCCTGACATTCTCTCAGACTCAGCTTAGCGAAAAGGATAATTGTGAGCTTATGATTGCAGATTATGTTGATCCCTCTTCTATTGGAGAGCAAATTGTATCACAGGGCAATTGCAATATATCGTACAGAGGCGAACCTGAAATCAAAGTCGGAGGTAGCTATAAGACTTTTACAGCTACATTTACCGACAGCAATGGTGCAGAAACAGCCGAAATTCCGACTTGGAAGATCACTACAATCAAGCCTGAATACGATAAGTATTTCAAAACAATTACATCAGGGAATACTATAAAAATTAAATCTGATAATATTCTCGCTATGATAGGAGATCAGATACTTCTCGAAGCAAGTAATGGTGACGGTTCGATAGTTTCAAAGCTCGTTATTAAGGTGGTGAGCTTGTATGGCTAATTCTTTTGAAATTATTACTTACAAACAGCAGATAGGCTCGATGCTGATAAACTGCCCCGAAATCGTGGAGTTGATAAATAATACTGAGATTGAAGAGCCCGAAGAGCTTATCGGTAAGAATATTTTTAATTTTATCCGATACCCTAACGCACCCGAAGAAGAAATTACATTTATCGCTTTTGAAGTAGATGTACCGAAGGTGTACAGTAATAGAAACTACCTTTTTAAACAGCTGACGATTACTTTTTATATTGTATCGCATGAGAGGCTTATGCCGACAGATGACGTGACGGGCGGTGTGAGAAATGACCTTATTGCAGCTCATATAGACAGTTTATTTAACGGCTATGAGAAAATCGGAAAGAGTCCTCTTCAACTGATTAGTAACGTAGCAGAAGCAATCAGCACAAAACACAGATGTCGAATAATGACATTTGCGGCTGATGATTTGAATAACAGTAGGTGTAAAATATGAGCGATGTAAGTTTGTTGAACAAGAAGAAATTTGTCGTTAATGACAAGATAACCGTACATATTCCAACGATTAAAGAAATACGGGGAGACTCCCCTATTGCACACGGAACCGATAAAGATGAAGAAGAAGTATATTCTATTGTGAATTTATTCTCATCGACATCTTCGGATATTATGGTTGAACTTGACGAAATGGGAATAGATTTTACAACTTGGTCAGATTTTACGACGTTTCTGATGCTGTTCAGTGGTATGATAAAAGATTCTTCCGATGTTCTTAGAAGAAAATCTCACTTGCTTTTTGAAAACATCAATCTTGCTGACTTTGAGGTTTCAATAAATGAAGTAAATGAGCTTCCTATTCTATACGATGCCGAACACGATATAATCATTGACGAGTTTATTTATATGCAGCTTTCTACAATTTTTTGCACTATGCATTCAATTGACAAAGTAAGACGAAAGCCCGGAGATAAAACAGCCCGTGACTACATTATCGAAAGACAGAAAACAAAAGCGAAGAGAAGAAAAAGAAGGAATTATACTTCCCGATTTGATAAGCAGATTATTGCGTTGGTTAATCACGAAAATTTTAAATATAATTATGAGACGGTTGAAGATTTGACCGTTTATAATTTTATGTGCAGTCTCAAACAAATCGTGAAAAAATATCAGGTGGACAACCTATATCACGGTGTTTATGCGGGCACAGTAAATGCAAAGCAATTAGGTAACAAGCTAAATTGGCTTGATTACGAATAAATCACAAGACGGCTTGCCGTCTTATTTTTTTGAAAGGAGACAAACATTATGGTAACTATCAATGGATTTACTATTACCTCTCTTGAAACCATCCATGCATACAATCGTCAGACAGGCGTATGTGAGCTTTATCTTGATGAGCTTCAGGAGACAAACATTGAGAACTCCGAGGATACTCAGGATATTACAGGAAAGGGCGACAGACTCCTTAAGCAGATTAAGAAGAATAAGGCAACTACTGTAACAGGTACATCTGCTCTTATCTGCGGAGACCTTATGGCTGCTCAGACTGGCTCTGAGGTTGAGTCCAGCGACAAGACTAAGGTTAGAAAGCCTGATATTCTCGATATCACTAAGGGTTCGACTACCGCCACAACTTCCTTTAAGGCTGTTGGCGAGACAGGTGCTGAAATCGTAACTCTCTGTGAGCTTACTTCTAACGGCGCTCTCGGCAAGAAGTACACTCAGGGTGCTGCTGTATCTGAAACAGAGTTTACATATGATCCTGAAACAAAGACCATTGCGCTTCCCACAGACATTGCTGCTGCTTCTGATGTAAGACTTGTAGCTTTCTATGATTATGAGGCTGACGGTTCTAAGATTGTCAATAAGTCCGATATCTTCGGCAAGACTCTTAAGGTATATGTTGACTGTATCGGTACCGACATCTGTGACAATGAGTACAAGTGTCAGTTTGTAATTCCCAGAGGTCAGTTCTCTGGCGAGTTCTCTATCTCTATGGGCGGCGACCAGACTGTTCAGGAGTTCACCATCAACACACTCGTTGATGTATGTGCAGGTGCTGATTCCGAGCTCTTTGAGTTCATCGTATATCAGGACTAATCTGAATATGAGTAAGAGGGGTGTAATAGCCCCTCTTATTACGACAGAAAGGACGGTGATATGCTATGGCAACAGTTAAGCAGCCCAATACTATTTGCCGCAACCCCGAATGTACAAACGGAACTGACGGCGGAAGAAAGCACTATTACGCTTGTATGACTTGCCTTCGCAAGGAAAATTGGAGAGCGTATTGTTGCAGTCGGGAGTGTTATGACAGATATACTGAACTTATCTTGTTTTCAAGAAGTGCTTCTCATGAAGAGAAACTTCCTGAGAGGACAGATATGACGGCTACTGAAATTGAGGCGGTATTTGAAAAACCCTTATCCGAGGTTGAGGAGTACACTATCAATGAAGAGCTTAAGGATTATGTGTCTGAAAATCCTGACGTATCAATATCCGAAATCGTTGATATGGTGAATGAGGATATTGATTCTTTTGAAAGAAAGAATAAGAAGAAAAGAAAATACTAAAATTATGGGAGGTAAATTCAAGAATAAATTTATCTCCCATTTTTTTCAAGAAATGACGGTGAGAGAAATAAGCAACCATTTATATTTGACTTCTCCTATGCCCCTCGGTCAATCATTACCTCAAAAAAATGAAAGGAGAAACAACATATTGAGAAGAACAAAATTTAACGTAGCTAAAGATACTGAAAAACGAACTTATGATGGAATTGTTTTTGATTCAATTTTAGAAATGAAATATTATCGTGATATACTTTGTCCTTTAGTGAAGAGTGGCGATGTGGTAAATTATGAATTACAAAAACCATATGAGCTACAACCAAAGTTTATACATGATAATAAAACTGTTCAGCCCATTAAATATGTGGCTGACTTTTATATTATTTATAAAGATGGGCATGAAGAAGTAATAGATACGAAAGGATGTCCTGATAGCGTGGCAATATTAAAGAGAAAATTATTTTGGTATCGCTATCCTGATGTTGATTATAAATGGGTAACATGGGTAAAAAAGTTTGGAGGTTGGATAGATTATGAAGAGTATAAGCAACTCAAACGAGAAGAAAAAAAGAGCAAAATAAGAGAAATATAAAAGGAGAACGTTTATGATTAAAGATAATATAACACTTGCAGAAATACAGAAAAGCGTAGAGTTTGCTGTAGAATTATGTTTTGAGGATGGCGAATATCTGCCCTATATGAGAGATTTTGCTGTCTGGTATAGTATAGTGGTTCATTGCACAGATATGATAACCGCAGAAACCTCAGTCGAAGATGGATATGCTATTGTTTCCAGTTCAGACCTGAGAAGAACTCTTTTTGAGTATGACTATATCTCCCGCCTTCATAATGTTATTGATGAGGCTATAGATATAAAAATTCAGAAATATATTAGGAATACAAGGATTGGAACTTTTGTCGAAGCATTACTTGAATGTGCGATGAATGATGAAGCTGCGACAAGCCAAGCGGTCAATAGTGGAGATGATATAGGTGGGCAAGAAGGTTAAAATTGATATCCAATCAAATGATTTTGAAAAACAGCTAAAAAAAGCTATCAACAGAGCTATAAAGACGGCAGCTAATGACAAAATAGCTCCAGAGGTTAGAAAAAAGCTGGAAAAGAAAACAAAAATAATGATGCGAAATTCATTCAAACCTAACAACAACGTAGAGCTTAGCAAAAATAAAGATGCGATTGCAAGCTTAAATCGTGAAAAAAAACATCTTATAAGCACATTATCAAGCGATATATTTATCAAGAGCTCACCATTCTCAGAAGAAGATAATAAATTTTATGTATATAACTTTACCGAACCTAATGATCCTATATGGAAAAGCCGCAAAGAAGGACCCGATTTATTGGTTAATTGGATTGTGAATGGAAAAATGGTTGTTCACCCTGCATTGACAAAATACAGAGGAAAATATATAAATGACGATATTAAGGAAGAGAATGAGAATAGCGCAACAGATGTAAAGTCGTGGGATGAATATGTAGATAAATATAGATTTGACAAAGTTCCTTTTGTTGATGCGACTATTAATGAATTGAAAAAGCCAGCGTTCCGAAAATTCGTAAAAAATTCAATAATCGAATCTATAGACGATGAACTTGGTAAAATACTAAAGAACAAATAAAAAGGAGTGTTTGCAATGAGCAAACTTTTTTATGACACTAACGCTTTGATTGTTAACTCTGCGGACTTAAACAACGTTGTAATATGCTCAAAATCCATAGAAGAGCTGGAATGTATAAAGACAAGTGTTCATAAGGACGACGATATAAAACATAAAGCAAGAATAGCCGTCAGAGCTATAAGGCAGCAAAATCCGCAAATAATTATTATAACTGATGAAGATTACAATATTATAAAAAGCAAACAACTTGAGGCAACTAACGATAATCTTATTGTTGCATCAGCTTGGAGGCATAGCCAAAGTGAACCTGTGACGTTTGTGACAAACGATATATTATGTGGTTTAATTGCAGAAAAGTATTTTCAGCTTACAGTACATAACGTATGCGAGAAAGTAGCGGACGATTATAAAGGGTATATAGATTATCAGTTTTCATCAGATGAAGAAATAGCAGATTTTTATGAAAATACATCTAAAAACACTCTTGGGCTTCTGACGAATCAGTATGCAGTACTATATAATACCGATGGAGAAGTTATCGATAAGATAAAATGGAACGGGAAGTGTAATAAATCAATATCATATAAGCCCATTTCAAATGATTTTGTTGGCAAGGTAAAGCCCAGAAATATTCATCAGGAGCTTTGTTTCGATATGTTGCAGGATGATAATTCAACTATTAAGGTTATTCGGGGGTGTTTCGGAAGCGGAAAAGATTATCTGATGGTAACACACGCTATACAACTAATTAGACAGGGCAAGTACGATAAGCTCATATGGGTGAGAAATAATGTTGAAGTAAAGAATACCAATGCTATAGGTTTTTTACCTGATGATATGAAAAACAAGCTACTCCCCTTTGCTATGCCCCTTGCCGACCATTTAGGTGGAGTCAGCGGACTTGAAATGTTTATAGGACAAAGTAAAGTTGAGATTCAACACCTTGGATTTATTCGTGGAAGAAACATCACAAACAGTATTATATATTGTTCCGAAAGCGAGAATATGACTAAAGAGCATATACAACTCCTTATCGGAAGAGTAGCTGAAGGTTCTACGTTATGGATCAATGGTGACAATAAACAAATCGACGATAAGGTATTTGAGAAGAATAATGGCTTATCAGTTCTCGTGGACAAGCTTAAAGGAAATGTAAAATTTGCGACAGTTACATTGAAAAAGACAGAACGAAGCGAAACCGCAGCTCTTGCGGATATGCTTGATTGAATCGAGGTGAGACTATGATTCAGGAAAGTGTAACGCTAACAAGAGATATCGGTGGAAGACAAGCAGCAAATTTTGTTTATGCTATTTCGCAGTATCCTTGTAATTTATGGATTACTAAAGGAGACAAACGAGTTAACGGAAAAAGTATTCTTGGTTTGCTATCTGCAAAGTTAACACAGGGAGATGTTGTCATTATCACTGCAGATGGTGACACGGATGATATTTTTCACAATATTATTGAAAAAATAAATGAATAAAGGGTAACACGCTGTTACCCTTTTGAACTATAGGAGGTAATGCAAAATGGGTAATAGCGTAGTAGTGCCTGTTGATATTAAGGTCAATGTTGATGATGTGGCAAAAAATTATAAAAATGCGATAAATCAAGCTGGAAGTATATCGCAATTAGAAAAAATGTTTAACGATTTTTCTGAAAAACAGAAAAAAATAGTCGATGAACTTGGAAACATTAAAGATTCATCGGCAAAAGCATTTAATATACGCAATCTTGAAATATACAGCGATTTTTTAAACAAGATTATTTCAGAAGTAAAACATATAGACAAAACTCAATTAGACAAATTTCAACTTCCTACAATAAAAATAGACGGACAAGAGATAAAAAATGCAGTAAACGAAATTCATAAAAGCTACAATACCGCAATAAAGGAATATAAAAATTCTGTAAAGTCTTCATCTAAAGATGATTTTTTCGATTCTCTAACTAAATCGAGCGGAGATTCCGTAAAGGAGTATTTTAAAGAAAGAACGCAGATTGCCTTTGATTCTTTTAAAAAAGAGGGAAAGGGTATAGAAAAACTCATTGATGCGTATGTAAACCTTGAGACTATTACCGCAAAATTAACGGGTAAAAAAGTTAGGAGTATCGAAAAAGTTATTCCTTCTAATGTACTTGAAAAGATTCAAGAGTCAGCAGAAGATAAAAAAATAAACTTAACTGAAATGTGGAGCCATAAAACAACAGACGAAAATATAACTAAAATACTAAATGGCATTACATTACAACTCAAGTCTTTCGCAAAAGGGTTTAATCCTATAATAGATGATTCTAATCTGATAAATGTCGGCGAATTTGAAGCTAAGATTAAAGAAGGAGAAAAAAGACTTGAAGAATTAGCATCTAAATGGAATAAATTCAAAGCAAAAGATAACGAAGATCTTGCAACGTTGCTATCTCAAAATAATCAATTAGACGATTATCTTAATACGATGTATGAAATAAGATCTGTTTATTCTGATATTGAGGAAATGTACAAAGTAATTGGAGCAGAACCTGATAGTTTAAAAAAATTTAATATTACTTTTAGCGATGATGCTAAAGCGATAGCTGAATCTAATAATATTGAATTCTGGGGAAAACTTACAGATGAGATATTTGATAATTTAGAGATTGCTGCAAAAAAGATAAACAATGCTGCAAGCAAAGAAGATTTATTATCTCAACTAAAAGCAGTTAATTCAGTGATAGAGAACGCCAGTCGTCTGTCTGTAATAGAAAAATCATCTAAAAAAGAAGTATTAGATAATTTTAAATTAGAAGATGGTAGCACAATTTCTATGGATAAACTCATCAAACAAAAAGAATTAATAATATCGAAGTTAAAAAAAGAACAAGACGGATTGAAAGATGTCGAAGAACAAGCAAAAAATACCTACTCATATATGCTTCAAGCAGAGGAAATCAGAAATCATGACTTCATAGGGTTTGCAGGCGGAAAATCATCTGGATTCAACAGCTTAGGAAACGGAGATGGTGATGCGTCGAGTGCAGAAATCGAAGAGTTGAGATCTCTGATTGAAGATTTGACCGAGAGGGTAAATAAGCTGGAAACGGAAACTCCCGAAGGTGTACAGAATAATCTCAACGAATTAAAAGAAGATATAAAAAAGGTTAATAATAAAATTGATGAGGATATGCGTGCTAAAATTGACGCTAAAACATTAAGAGAGGCGCATAGCTATGCCGAACAGTTATCAAAGATTATTGACAGTTTTAATTCAAACAGTAATATAATTAAGATTGAAGAAAAATTTGCAGAGTTAACAGCGACTGTAAATGGTTTTGTAGAAGCTTTATCGCAGATTTATGGAAAAGATATCGTCCCAAAATTTTCACAAGGAAATACACCATATATTACAAACGAAGATGGTACTGAAAAGATTTGGTATCGTGGTGTAAACGGAATGATGGGAAATGGGACTTTCTCAACTGGATATGGCGGAGCTGTATTTTTGACAGATAATCTGGAAGTTGCATCTAAAGCATATGCGGGTTCGGATGGAAAAGGAAAGATTGAAAAAGCTAAAATCATTGCAAAAAAAACTTGGGAAATCGACGGAGATCGTTCGAGTTGGCGTGAGATAGAATATCTTGGGAACAACACAGATGAAGCGTCACAAGAGATTTCTTCTGCTCGTTGGAAAATGGAGTCATCTTTAGAAAAGTTATCAAAGATTGTAGAACTCACAGGGGTTGATATAAAAAAATTCAAACCAACAGATCAGCAATTGAACGCTATTTCTAAAAATTTCAGCTCAATTGTAAAAGATATCGGCAATTTTTCAAATGGCGAAAGACAAAAAATTGAAAAACAAATTGCAAATTTTGAACAAGCGAAAAAAGATTATCTCGCAATAAGCAACAACCCAACAAATCCTTACGGTATTCATTCCACAGATGATTTTGTAGAATATGCGAAGCAAGCCAAAGATGTTAATGGACAACATTTGTATGACAGTATTCTATTCAAAGATATATATGATGGAACAGAGCAGTCAGAAAATCAGCTAAGTACTGTAGGCGTTGTTTTATCTCAAGATCAGCTCCATTATATCGAAACTTTAACTGCCAATGGAGAAAAGATTCTGAAAGAAGCCGCAACAGAAGTAAAAAATAAAACTCTTGACTCTGATAAGCTTGATGATTTCTATAATAAACTACATTCTATAGAAGATATCATTAAAAGCTTGAATGACGTAGAAGGACTCGCTGAACTTACGCAGAAAATCAACAATTTATCTGAGAGCATCAAAAATCTTTGCAATAATACCATTGACTTGCCTGATATAAAAAATAAAATAGAAAACCTATCAAGTGGCATAACTTCGGACGATCTTAAAAAAGCTTTGGAAGACATAGCGAGAAAAACCGATATCGCAGAGATAGGAAACAATTTGCCTAAAACATCTCCTATTGCAGAAAATTTAGACAAGCAAGTAAACGAAGTTGCAGCAAGTGGAAAGAATCTTCAAGATGCTGTTGATGAAGCTACAGCTGTAGAAATCAAAGATAATGTTCAAAATGAGCCTATTTTAGCAAGTGATGTCGAATTAACTGAAAAAAAGAAGCAGCTTGAGGCACTTGTTAAGGAATATAATGATATCGAAAGTGTGCATTACGATTCTAAAGACCCGACATTATATAATGAGAGATTGAAGAGAATTGAGAATTTGAAAGCCAAATATACAGAGATAAAAAACGTTATAAAAGAGATATCTGAATTATCGCAAGACACTGATTATTTAAATAACTTACACATAAATAAGAGAATTAGTTCTAAAAAAACAGACAAAATATCATTGTCTTCTAACCAGTTTTCAGATATGGACGCAATATATCAGAAGAGTATTGAAGGGTTAACAGAAAAAATAAAAAACAAAACAGAACAAATAAAAAACAAAACAGAAATTGCAGAGGCTATTTGCAAGGATATTGAGTCAAGCTATAATGAATTGCTGAAAGAATTTATTTCAATTTTAGCAAAAGCACAGAAACCAAGCACGAAAGCTATAGAGAGCTTGCAAAAAAAATATGGTCGTGCAAATGACGCCGGAATAGACTATGATTCTTATGTAAACACACACACTCCTGACAAATACGATGAAAACACCTCTCGAAGACACGAAGCCTTGTTATCGGAAGTATTCAACTATCTCGACTCATCAACATCTCATGACGAAAGAGGAAAGTATATTGAAAATCTTAAAAAGATAGCTGATATCGAGTCTTCACTCCCTGAGAAAAAACAAAACGTTGAAGCGGTAAAAGCAGAAACTGAAGCATTCAAAGAAGTTAATGATGAGATGGACAGATATACTGAATTAAAAGAAATCAGTAAAACAAGAAAACTAACTTCAGATGAAACAAAAGAGTATATTAAATATAGTGGACAACAGGCTGCCAGAAAGCAAGGCGATTTTGAAAAGGCAGCTCCTAAAGAAATTGACGCTATTAACTCGATAAGCATTGCCGTAACAGAACTTAGCAGACGCATAGAAGATAAAACAGAATCTATCAAGGCAGAAGCTGAGGCGATGAAACAAGCTGCTGAGGTTGAAATTACAGCTATCAATTCTGTGCAAGATGCAATGTTGACACCTGCGCCAGATAAAAACAAGAAAGATACAACTGAACAGCCTAAAAAGCATGGAAGAAAGTCTAAGACGGCAAAAGAAGAAGCTAAGTCAGACGTTACTCCTGTTGTTAATAATGACTCCGATACAATCAAAACAGAGATTACAGATTTAAACGGTGTCGCACAAGCAGCGGACAATGTAAAAATAGCTCTGGACAATAAAACAGAAGCTATAAAAAACGAACAAGCTCAGATGAATACTTCTGCAAAGGCTGAAGTCGAAGATTTAGGATTAATCAAAACTAAGGTTAAAGAAGTACAAAACGCAATAAAGAAAAAAGCAGAGGCGATTGCTGCCGAAAAGCTGGAAATGGAAAGTGCTTCAAAAGCCGAGGTGCAGGACGTTGAAAACATTAGACAGTCAGTAAATAACCTGAAAAATGATCTGACAACAATTCCGCCGATAAATCTTACAGGCGAAACCGATGGAGTCATCAATGTTTCGGTAGATATTACAGCTGAGCAAATTAAGGCTATTCGGCAGAAATTGACGAAGGGACTTAATGATAAAAACGCAATTCCACTGTCCTTCATACCTGAGATAGAAAGTGTCAAGAAGCAAATTTCCAATGCTCTTAAAGATATTCCTATTGAGATTTCAAGCAAAAATATCAAAAACGCTGTAAAAATTGAAAAGTTTACCGCAGGGAACGACGGCGTTAAGGACTTAAAAGAAAAGATAGGCAAAAAATTAACTAACATCGAAATACAGTCCTTTAAAATTAATAAAGATGCAGATAAGGTTAAAGCACTGAAAAATGAAGTGTCTAAGCTCTTAAATAAAATAGAAATAAACTTTGACATTGAAAAGCTTAAAACAGATATTGAGTCGGTTGTAAGTGCAGCAACTGAACAAGTGAGACAATCTATATCAGCAAAGAATGTATCGGCTGACAACGATATTAAAGTGTTCAGACTCGCAGAATACAATGAGCTCGACAAGCAGATTAAAAAAGCTAAGAAGGGAATAGCCGAATTAGGAAGTATCTCTAAAGGTATTATCCCCACTGAATTAAGCGATGAGCTATCAGATATTTCTACAAGATTGAATGGCGTGTCAGCGTTACCTGAAAATGCCAACACTGAACAGATTTCCAATTGGAACTATCAGAGCGAACAGCTTCTTGAAACTTGGGAACAGATAAAAGACCGTATTTACCAAAGTATGACTCAAAGCGGCAAGATTGGCGAAGCAAATATAGCAAACACAAAAAGCTCTGATTATACAAGGAAAAAGACAAGACAACTGAATGATTTTAGTGAGAAAAATAAAGGAAAACTTACAGACCAGCAATTCAGCGAACTTGAAAAAATGATACATTCAGTTCAGTCAGAAGTAGATAGCATAACAGAAAACGCTGACAAATATACAGCTAACAATGTCGAAAGTATTGAGAGCGGTATTTTAAATATAAAAGACATTGCTGATTCATATAAAAATGCTAACACTGCATACGGCTCAATACAGAGAAGCATATCGAAATTAACCACTTCGAGAAACTCGCTTGTTAACAGAGGATCTGACGCTGAAGGTACTCAGAAAAAAATTGATGAAAAAATTGCAGAACTTCAGAGATTGCAATCACAGTTCGCTACATTGAATTGGGGAGACCCTGAATCAGTTACAGTTTTCATTAACAATATCAATAAAGCTACAACTGATGCGATGGAACTAAAAAATGTAGCTCAGAATATAAAAATCGGACAAAATGAGGATGCCGGAGCAAATAAGCTGAAAACGAGATTTGATGAGCTTATTTTCAAAATCGAAGAATTCCGTAAGAAAAATTCTCGCCTTAATTCGGACAAGATATTGTCCGCTCAGTTTGATGCCCTTACCCGTGAAGTAGCAACTTCCGAAATTACCAGTCAAAACCTGCAGAAACTTAAAGCGGAATTTGCAAGACTGCAGAATACAGTGACAAGCAAGGGAAAGACAGGCAGAAGTCTCGGCGATGAGATTTCTTATATAATGGAGAAAATTGGGCTCAAAGCAATACTCGGCGGCGGAATATACGATATAATCAATGCATTTAAACAGATGGCGGCAATTGTCAAAGAGCTTGACACAGGAATGACCAATCTGAAGCGTGTAAGCAATGAGACTGAGAAAGTATATTCTCAATTCCTTTCTAATACAGGTGACAGAGCAAGAAATCTCGGTGCTACGATGACAGATGTTGTAAATGCAACAACGGGATTTAGTCGCCTTGGATACGATCTTGAAGAAGCGAGCAAGCTTGCCGACAATGCTATGATGTATAAGAACGTCGGCGAAATTGATGTCGATACAGCTACTGCGGATATCATATCAACAATAAAAGCGTATGATATGGTTGCGGATGATAGCGAGCATATTGTCGATGTATTCAACAAGTTAGGAAATGAATTTGCAGTTTCGTCAGCCCAGATAGGCTCAGGGCTTAATGAATCCGCATCGGCATTAGCAACAGCAAATAACTCTTTTGAAGAATCCGCTGCTATGATTACGGCAATCACAGAAATCACTCAAGATGCATCAAGTGCGGGTAGAGTTTGCCCGAAAATATGGTAACATATTTGTAGAAAGTGACTATAACGGTTAAAATCCTGAAGAGGACAAGACCGTGGTAAGACTGTAATGTCATAGTATTACAGAAACCGTAACGACTGCAATACTTATTATGGCAACATAATAAGTTTAGTCACTCCCCTGTTATCAGGGTGAATATACAGTCTGAACCTATGCTATAACCAAGTGAAACATAGGAGTTAGCCAGAAATGACTAACCGCCATAGTAATATGGTCAGTACCAGTTCAACTGGGAAAGTAACAGAATGAACGCATTAAAAACATTATCTTTAAGACTTCGCAGCACTAAAGCAGAGCTTTCTGAAATGGGCGAAGATGCAGAAGGAAGCTTCTCAACCGTTGCTAAAATGCAATCTCATATTAAAGGCATAACTGGTGTTGATATTCTTGATGAAAACGGAGATTATAAATCTACATATGAAATAATCAAGGGTATTTCAGAAGTCTATGACGACCTGACAGACTCACAGAGGGCAAAGTTATGCCCATATGTACAGAAATGTGCATAATAGAACACATCTAATTGCAGGTAATGGGTAAAGCCTTACACCACAATAACGGAGAAATCACGCTATGAAGGTGCGAAAGCAGAAAAAACGTAAGGATGGTATATGGTCAAAAGCCTAAGTACTATAACAATCCCTGTTCGTGCAGCGAAGCTCCCTTTTGTAAAGATTGGGAGAACGTTCAACGATTATGGCTATGTCAGCCAGTACATCTACAAGCTTATGGTAGGTGGAAAAGGTGTGCCCTCAGCGCATAATGGCGGAGGTGAAGAAATAATCTGAACTTACACCGAAAGGGTAAGATTAGTGTTTGTAGTGTAATAAATTTTATAACTACAAACATTAATGCAAATGCTTGCGACATTTGCTAACATTTTTGAGCAGTATTAGAGAGTCTTGGCGGCAAAACTCGTGCTAACCAAGTAGCTGCACTTATTTCAAACTTCTCAAGTGCAGAAAAGGCTCTGGAATCGTCTCTTAATTCAGCTGGAACAGCTGCAAAGGAGAACGCTATATACCTTGATTCTATTGAAGGAAAAACCGCTCAGTTCAGAACTACATTCCAGAAACTGAGCAGCGATTTAATTGATTCCGAAGCCGTAAAAAATATAATATCTGTAGGCGATAAAGCTCTGCAGGTTTTAAACGAACTCCTCATTCCTCTTGACGGAATGAAGGATTCACTGGGCAGCTTAAAGGCTATGCCCTCAATAATTGCAGCTATCAGCGCAGCTATGACAATCAGAAATAAAGGCGAAGCAGCTGATGGCTTTATAGGTAATAGTATTATTGCCCTTTGTTCAAGTAATTGAGCAAATGCGTAAACCGGGAAATTGCTGGAAATCACTAACGCTTATCTACCAAATCGGAGCCTGAAAAGGCAGACGCAACGGTGGGGAAACCCAGAAAAAACAGATAGGCTTCCTTATGCCAAAAGCTAAGAGGAACTATACAATGTGAAATCAGCAGCCAAGCCGCTAAGTCCGCAAGGATATAAAGTGGAGTGATGAGGACGCTCCTGCGGTCGGTTCAGAGACTGTAAATCGGTTGGCGAAACATTCGTCTGAGAGACAGTCCAATCTCACCCGTTTCGGGTGTCCGTGCTCAAGTGTAAAGACACTTTTGGAAGTAGTACGGAGTTATCACATTATTATTTATCGTCATAATGTTGGGAATTTATACAGAAATAAAATCATCTTAATTCCCTGAGCAAATTAGGAATTATTTCGGAATCTTCTATTATTTTCTCTATTGTATTTTTGCTAATTTCGCACAAGCCATCAAGTCCTTTAACACCAAGACTTGCGGCTCTTTCTTTTACTTTGTCCCATACAGTATTGCTGCGGATATTATCTAAAAGTTTGTGACCTTTAAAGCTGATTCCTGTAATGCGTAGGTTGATAATTCGATTGTTTTTGCCAGTACAAGGGTTGCCTGAAATTATTCCTTCATTAAACAGTAAATTTATAGCATATCCTACTTCTTCTTTAGTATAATATTTGCCGTCTCCCAACTCTTCGATTATATATTTAGCCGATAGTGGCTTAATATCAAACACGCCGTTATAGTCATATTCAGCTTCCTGATTTTGTTCAATAAACAATAGGATATCCCTGACGGCATCAAGAACAAGTCTCATAAAACAACCTCCAAAAGAAAGGATTTTTAATATGGATAGAATAAAAGAAATAATTTGGGATTTTGAGTGGTGTGCCAAGAAGAATAATTGCACGACATCAGAACTCAAAGATGTAATAAGACGCTTGAATAATTTGATAAGCTATTCCGAACAGTATAATAAACCACTTAGTGATTTCCTTGAAGATGCGGATGAGCCATCTGTGCGTAAAGCGAAAATCTTAAAAGCGGTAGATGAAATCGTTGCAGAGTTGAAGAATGATAGGTCGGTCATTGAATATGTTCAAAAACTAAAGATTAAGTGGGCTGAACTTGATAAAAATCAGGAAAATTGAACTGCGTAAGAATGTTCGCATACAAGCACTAAGGTTGCACTTTGCCAAAAATTATTTTTCTTCTCTTTATTTTCTTCGTTACTTGAAGATGTTTGTCGTAGGATAGCGAAACGTTAATTAGAGAAATATCCAAACGGAAGACTGGTTCGCAGAGCTGCGAGCAGAGTAAACTAAAGAAAGCTCAATGAGAAGACAACATCTAATGTTCCTACTTTGTTATGAATTTGTCTATATAATGATTTTTCATAACAGTTTCTGTATCTTTTGCTAAATGCAAAATGTCTTCGCTAATTGGCAAAAAATCTAACGGAATCAAATCTTTTAAAGCAAAATAACGTTCTACTGAATCACCAAGCCTGACTGACAGTAACCGAATAATATCGTCTGAATTTATCTTAATGTGAGTATGTTTTTGTATGAATAAAGAAAACCCCATATAATAAGCTAATTTAACTAACATATCATTATAGTCCGTAGCATCCCTTACATTTGGTTTTTTGATACGTTCAATAAGTGCGTCTTGATAATAGATTACTTCGTCACATATTTGTATTTGTTTGAACTTAATGCTACTGAATACTGTTGTAGTTGATGGCAATAAAATATCATTGTCTAATTTTTTAATATTACAACGAACACAATATTCTATGTAGGTAGCCCTTATTTCGCTTATATAATGAAGTGTGCTTACTCGTTTATCGAAAGGTATATTTTTATTGACAATCAAATAATCAAAAATATGTGTAAATTCGTGAAATATGACGTCGTTCTTATTAGTAATGCAGTCTATTTGGTCTAATGTTAAAATACATTTTTCATTATCGCTATTTGGGATATGTAGCTGACCAATGAAAGGCTTTTTGTCAGCTAAACCATTATAAAATTTCAATAAAATTTTCTCTGGAAAATCAATATACTTGCAACCAATAAATTTCAAATATTGAGCAAATTTAACTTTTACCGCATTTATAAGTTTATCTTCAGACAAATTTAAAGAACTTGGTATTATTCGTGATTTCATAAACGTCACCCTTTTTATCATAAGATTTAGGAGGTTTTTGCATTGAAAACTCAATCAATAGAAAAGTTTGAAAAAGAATATTCAAAATTGCAACATCAAGAAATATTCTTTATTGCCGATGAAAATGCTTATTACAAATGGCTGAAAGAACAATATTATATACACAATAGTGTTACCAACAGTGAAAAAAATCGACAGCAGAGCAAAAAGAATCATCGCAGTGTTCATTGAAAATTTTATTATGCTGTAAAATACCATTCTCTATTTGCGGGAGAGTGGGTTGGGGTTAGGTTAGGAAAATTTATAAACTATTGTATCAACCAAAATCATATGGGTCATTATAAGAATATGTGCGAAACCTAAGCAAATCAGCATTTTGCCTTGCCGATAAAGTATTATTTTCGCACGTATTTACATATATTTGAGCAATGGATAAAAACGACAATTCTGCAATACTTCTATCAGATCTTTGTTCAAAATGTTCTCCAGTAATATCGGCAAGCGAAACAAATTTACTGACATATTTTAAATCTAAAATCTTAAATAATGATTCTTTCCGAACGATATCTTTTTCCATCTTATAAACTAACATTTTGCAATATTTTACATAATCATTAGCTGATATAGAGCCATTATCAATAAAGTCAATCCTATCTGACTGCAATAAATCACATATTAATTCATACAATTCTTGAGTCTGCTGTCTTGATAAAGTCATTATTTGACTTACTGATAAACAGTCGGTAATACGGCGCTGTATCCACATCACGTTGGATTGATCAAGTTTTTCATCCGATGATTTTAATGTCGAAATATGTTTATTCCATCTCTCTTCAGGTGTTCCATTAAACTGCTTTCTTTCAGATTCGGATTTATAGCGATATTTATTAGGGAGCAACAAATTGAAAGCCGTGATAATTTTCTCTCTTCGCTCTATCGATAAATGACTTATATTAAATATTTGCCTTTTGAGCCAACGCCCAACTTTATATGTGTCGTTATATATAATTCTAAAAATGTACTTGTTTTGTTCATTAGCCAATGAAACGGCAAGATTAAACCATTCATCCCAAAAAAGTGGTTTAACCATATATTTATACGGATACTGTAGAAGTTGGCTCACATAGTTATCTTTTAAAGTGCCGCAAGTGATTTTGGGATTTAAAACACCTTTAACCCACATACCCAACTGAATTCCATCAGACGTACAGTAGCAATAATCAATGTCCCCTGTCTTCTGCGTGCCAACATAATCAAGATATAGAGCAAAGTATTCGTCAAATGATAGTTTATTATTAGTTTTACTCGATCTGACAGACTCGCTTATTTGATTAATTTTCTCACGCAATTCATCGATCTGTGGCTTAAATTTATCAGCAAATTTTTGAAGATTAGGAGAGTTTATCTGGTTTTCTATTTCATCAAGCCAAGCTTTAAGTTCTTCTAAGGTATATTCAGCCATAACAATTCTCCTTAGATTGATTCATTATACAAAATCAAATTTGAAAATAGCGCCACATGCCTTTTTGATAGTTTTGTTATTTTCTTATATGCAAGTAAAATCAAGAGGTTTATGGTCTCGCTTTTCTTTTATTTCCTTTTAGGAATTTGTTATAATTATCTATAGGATTATAGCTTCTTCGACTTTCATCTTCATAAAATTCATCACAGAGAACAATATCTAAGATACAATCCTTAATTGCTATTAAATTTTCAATTGATATTTTAGCACAGAACTCTTGATATCTACCACCATATTTGCTCTCATCGTGAAAATATATATCTGTAATATCCTCTTTGTCCGATTCTGGTTTAGAGCCATTGATTGTAATAGGAATAAAATTCATACCATTGCTTCCCGAGTGGCTGAGTGCGTTGCGCAAATGATAGATGAATCTAAAAGGCGTAACTATCTGACCATCATCTTCATATGTACTGCGGATTCGATTTTCTTTGCTGGAATACAGACCGGAAATAATCTTCTCGAATTCTTCATAAGATGTCTTTTCGCTTTCCTTTATTTTTCTGACAAAAGCCTCGTCGATTTTATCAGAACATTGGAACTTAACCTTATAGGCTTCTGTTGGTAATACAACTATACCATACAGAGCTGTAATGAGTGCGTTTACTTCAAAAACCCCACTATGCTCTTTATTTATTTCATATTGATGATATATGTTGTTATAATTCTCATTGGCTCGAATAGCAAATTCTTTAGCGAAATACTTATATACATATCCTCCCATAATTGTACCGTAACATCTCCCTAATATAATTTATTGAAATTATCTCATTCCAAATGCTGAGGTTATAAATACACCAAGTAGCAAAGACGTACTATTCAACCCTTTGATTCCGTTCAATATCATAAACACAATGCTTGTAATTATTATTACAATTCCAACAATACGCATAATCAGACAATATTTTTTTTCTAACATCTTTTTTTCATCGACGTCTGCCTTTACTTCTGCTTCTTCAGTTCTATTTTCATTATTCTGCGACAATACAACCACCGCCTTTTGTTTTAGTTATATTTTACAACAATATTTTATATATGTCAAGTCGTTTTTGCTTATATTTCCTCATAATATATGCAAATTGATAACAGATTGAATTTACTTACAAACTACATATCAAATGGCGAAAGTATTATTAAGATATTGTCTAACCTTCCTGATTTTGCTAAAAATATAAAAAACAAAAAAAGATTAAAGGAATCTCTTACAAGTTTCATTGATAAATCTTTCACTCCCGAAGTAAAATTTGAAATCATACCTGAAATATCAAAAGACAAGGCAGATGAATTCAATAAGATACTTAGCGATAAAAATTCTGATGAATACAAGAGATTCAAGAGTATAGCTGATGGAGCAGAACAGGCAAAAGACTCCATCGAAGAGTACATCGCTGCTTGTATTAGTGCAGAAAAAAATGCAGACGAAAAAGATTATAAAAACTTCTCAATGGATATGCTGACTGAAAAAGCCCATACTCCTTCAGGTATCAATGAGATATTGAAAAAGTACGATGAGCTTGATAGTAAGATAAAAGAAAGATCGGAAAGTTATGAATCCAAAGGTGGAGATGAAAGACTCAAAGAACTTAAGACTCAACTTCAAGCAATCAAGGGCGAGAACAGCAATGAAGGTGTTTTTGATAATGAAGTGCTCGAATCTCAGAACGAGACTATTACTCAAATAGCAGATACTATGGCAGAAATAATGACTGCTTCCAATAATCTGGAACAATCTGAATTAACAGATGAAGACGGTAGCGGAGTACTGCCTGATGCTGTAGATGAAGCAATAGGCGAAGGCGTTAGCGCTATGCTTGATCCTGAAGCTATTGAAAACGAGATAAGTGAGCTTGAAAATGAACGTGAAGCTCTCAACCAAGTTACTAATGCACGCACATCTTATAATAACCAAGTAGTTGCAGCCAACAGAGATGTTGCTGATTTCGCAAACAGTAGCCAAGAGGGACAAAGAACGTTAACAGGTTTTGGACAGTCGCTCGTTGCTACAAAACTAAAGGCTTTTGCAACTACAGCGGCAATGACTGCTTTGAATTCGGCGTTGTCTTTTGGCTTATCCTTCGCTATTTCAGCTGCGGTTACATATTTTAGTAAACTGATAACAAAGTATAAGGATTTAAGAGAGTCCAATCTTGAACTGGTAGAATCATTTGAAGAAACTTCCGATTCTATTCAAGACCAGACTGATAAAATAAAAGAACTTCAGAAGGTTATGGAGAATGAGAACTCCACAAACGGAGAGCTGTATGACGCAAGGGCTGATTTGCTTGAAATTCAAAGAGAACTGATTGATACTTATGGCGAACAAGCAAAAGGTATTGATTTAGTAAATGGTAAACTTGACGAAGAACTGAAGAAACTTGATGAAATTGAAAGAAAAGAAGCTGAAGATGCACTTCATAAGATGTCTTATAAGAGCTATCAAAAAGACATAGCTGACATTGAAAAAGTCAACAACCACAATATAAAAGAAATAGACTTTTCTTTTGACCCGTTTACAGATTGGGACGTAAACGTTCAAAAATACTCTGAATATCAAGAAAATTTAAAAAAGCTTGAAGATAAATTTACCGAACTTGGGTTCTCAAAAAGCGTAGATAACTTAAGTTTAATAGCATACGGTCCAGTAAAGGATAAGTTTTCTTTAAACGGTAAAACAGACGAAGAAGCCTTAGATATTCTGAACGAGCTAATGTCTTATATTGAAGATAACATACCTACAGATAGCGACCTGTATGCGTACAGAGATATTATTAGCGAGCAGATAAATAAAATCGATACTGAAGAATATCGTGCTAAGAAAACCAATATCGAAAACTACGCAAGGACATCTATTCTTAGTGATGAAGAAATGAGACCTCTTTATAAGGCATTAGAAGCCGCTGCAGCCGATTATGACGAGGCAATTAAACAAGGAGATACTGACCTGCAAGACACCGCAAGCAAAAGAATCGAAAATTTGAAGGGACAAATTGCAAATCTTAATATTGACGATGAATATATCAGAGGGCAGTTCGATGAGGTTGTCAAGGAAATTGAAGATGATTTAAGTAAACAGAAATTCAAGTTTAATATAAGGGACAATGAATATATTTTAGAGTCCTATAAGAAAGATTTAAGCAATTTTGATGTTCTTGATTTCAGAAATCTTGAATTTGGCAACGGAACTGACAGACAAATCGAAGCTTTTAAACTTGTAAAAGAACAGGCTGACTTATACGGAGTTTCAATAGAGGACGCCGCTGAGATTCTTGCTGACCTTGGAACATTATATTCAAGAGAAGCAGATGCAGCGAAATATGCGGCTGTAAACTACGAGTCGATGCTGGAGTCTGTAGAGTCGGTTACTGATGGGCTTGACAAATTTACAAGTGCTCAGGAAAAGGCGGCTACAGGAACTGTTCTTTCCGCCGACGAGGTAAATGAGCTTATCAAGCTTTATCCTGAGCTTGTATCAAGCGTAGAAAGAACTTCGGACGGGTATCTGATAAATGCGAAAGCATTATCCGAGGGAAGACGTGAGTTTATAGAAACCGAAAAGCAAAGCATCGAAGCTGATATAAAGAAGACTCAGAGCGACCTGAAAGACATTGAAGGAGAAATAACCGAATATCAGGCTATCATCGAGAAGTATAGAAACGATAAGCCCGAAACAGAAGATGAGAAGCGAGAACTGAAACGAGCACAGAATCGCCTTGCTGAAAGACAGGAAGATCAGAAAGAATATAATCTTCAGCTTGAACAGCAGAAGCTTCTTTACGAGCAAATGGTTAATCCTGTAATAGATTGGGCAGAGAAGCTTGGCACGGTGTCTGACAAGATGCAGAGTATTTCGGACAAGTACACACAACTTAAAGCCAATGCTGCAAAAACAGGGTCAATCTCCCCTGCCGATGCTCTTGAATTTATGAATGAAGTTCCTGATTGGAGAAAATATTTAGATATAAACAATGGTCAGGCTGAGTTCAAACCTATGAGCGATGATGCACTTATAGAACAAGTCAAAGTCGATTCGGGATATTATGAACTTCAAAATGCGATAAATGACCAATATGCCGAGAGAACTGAACTTCAGGAAAAAATTGCAAAAACAAGTCCCAACAGTCCTCACGATGTTGCACTGTTAACTGAAATGCGTATGAAACTTGAACTGCTGAACGGTACAATCGCCGATTCTGAAAAGGATTTAAGCGATTACAACGAAATCTTAGAGCAGTATTTCAAGATTTTAGAAAAAGCACCCGCTATTACGAAATTTGAGAATGATATTGCCGAACTTGACCATAAAAAGGCGTTAGGTATGTCTGAAGCAGGATGGCGCAGTGAATATGAAAACATTGCGAATAAGTACATAGACGACATACAAGCTCTTGCAGGCAGTGGAGATGCCGATGCACTCTCTACAATATGGAACATTGAAGAGCAGCTGCACCAAAACAGCATTGACGGAGCTCAGGAAGGCTTCGATAAACAAAAACAAATAATCGACAATGCTCGTGAAGACCTGCAGATAAGTGTGCTTGAATATAAGGAAACTTATGCTGAACTCAACGAACTGTACTACGCACCCGGAACAGCACTCGGAAATACCGAGGACGGACAGCAACAATACAAAGAGAATCTTCGTGAGATAGAAAAGCTTTCGGGCGAAGCTTACGAGGATATAATGTCAAGAATGCAGTCTGCTGTTGATTTTGGTAAAATAGCAGACCCTGATATTGTCAGCGACATTTCAAAGGTATTTGAAGGACAGGAAGTGCCCGATGCCGTCGCTGCTGTATTGAAAAAGGGCATAGAAACAGGCATATGGGACGCTGCAGATATTGCTGAAATCGCCCCCTATCTATCAGAAACATTATTAAGCAATTCCGATGTACTGACTGAAGCATACAGAAATGCCAAGGAACAAGAGAAGGAATATACAATTTCAGCATTTGAATACGAAAAGGCTGAGCTTGACAAACAGCTTGAATCGGGTCTGATTCTGAGCGGTAGCTATATTGAAGACTATAAAAAGCTCTGGGAAAAGTATTACAAAGATAAAACAGAGTTTGCCGAAGAGGATTATCAGACACAGAGAGATATTCTTGAAGCACAGAAGTCTGAGATACAAAAGCAGATAGACGCTCTGGAAAGCTATTCAGAATACAAAACTGAGCCTTATCAGGACGAAATAGACGCTCTTAATGACGTTAAGGATTCTTATGATGAAATGATGGATGCTCGCCTTGAAGCCCTCGAAAAAGAGAAAACGGCTATCGAAAAGCAGAATGAAGAGCAGGAGAAAGCAAATACGCTCCGTGAAAAATATCTGAATCTGCAGAAGGCAAGTATGAATAATCGTCTTGTTTACACAGGAAGCGGAAACTGGGAACTTCGTCGTGATGAAGAAGCTTACGATGAAGCTAAAAAAGAATACGATGAAGCAGCAGGCAATGACCCTGCAAGCAAGATAGACGAAGCAATTGAAAAACTCGAAGAAGAAAAGAATGCCCGTGATAAAGCTATTGAAGCTGAGATAACAGCTCGTGAAAATGCAATCAAAGAAATTCAAAAGCCAATAGATAATCTTGTCAGAGTTCTAACCGCTTTAACAGCAGAGAGGTATAATCTCGATGAAGCGTTTATTTCAAGTCTGCTTCAAAGCGCTGATGGAACAGAAGCCCTTGAAGCATTGAACAGAAAAATAGGGTTTAGTCAACAGGCGGCAGCATCAGCAGGTATCACATCACCCGAAATTGAAATGAGTGCCGAAACAATAAATGCTATTACAAATGAAGCTTCGCAGAGAAACAGAACTGCAGCTGAAAGCACAGAAGCACTTAAACTGACAGATGTTTCCAGCAATACTAAAGCTCTTGCCGAAAATACCGAAGCAATCGAAAAAGCAAATAAAACAGCAGAAAAAACTACAAGCACAACTGCTATAGCTTCAGAACTTGGAAAGAATCTGGATGCACAAGGTTATCTGCTCGGCACAGACGGAAAACAAATACTGAATGATGGTAAGCCTATAAAGACTCTCGCTCATTCCGAATGGGCTGAAAAACATAAGATATCCGAATGGGCACCCAATGGCAAGGATGTTAATGAGATTATGACGGTTGAGCAATATAATAAGCTTAAAAATGCTCAGAAAAACGGCATAATCCCTGCTTCCATTGCAGACATTGCTAAGATTTCCGATCAGAATCTGGCAAAGTTCTTGTCGATAATACAGAGCGGTAAAACTGTTACATCCAATAAGAATAGTTCTATGGGAATGCCCAATGCTTCATCAGCAGATGTTCCTAAACAGACTACTAACAATTCTTCTACTATTAACTTAACTGTTAACGTTGATGGCAGTGCTGATGAAAAAACTGTACAGGCTATGAAAACAGAAATCAGCAAGACACTTATTGAATATACGGATTATATGACACAATCAATGGAGACAGCATTTACTCGACAGATGAGCAAGTGATAAAGAAAAAGCAAGTAGAGGAGTTTTCTTCTACTTGCTTTGATTATCTTTTGTTTATTTTCCTATTTCAGTAAGTGGTTTATATATTATGAAATAACTTGATAAACAATAGTCGTATTTAAGCTTATCGTATCAAGAAATGTTTTCTGTCATAATAGCTTTCACAGCCTCTTTGCCTATTTCAACAGAAACATCGTGGGCGACAGTTTCGATAAAATTTAAGGAATGATTGCCAATATTTGTAATAACTGATTTTGTTTTATTCCATACGGTTTCTGGTCTGACAGTTTCAAGAAATTGATAACCATTCCAGCTAATTCCTATTATGTCGCAGCCTATATTTCTATTGTTCTGACCTGTTCTCAAATTACATTCAAGTATTTGAGCATCACACATAGCTAAAATAGCTGTCATAACTTCCTCTTTGGAATAAAATCTTGATGGAGTTAGACTGTTGACAATTGAGTTTGCACTAATAGCTCGTTTCTCAAATGCATTGCTAACCGTAAATTCAGATTTTTGATTCTGCTCAACATAAAGAAGAATGTCTCTGACAGCATCGGGAACTAATCGCATACTGACCTCCAAAAGAAAGGAATTTCACAATGTTTAATAAAGATTATACTTACAAACCGTTTAAAATTGAAATTGAACGAAATACAAACGTAACTGAAAGTGAGCATACGCCATTCTTTATATCCATCAATGGTAAAAGGTTGGAAGGTGTAAAACGTTTTTATATTGACCTTGACTGCGATAAAATTATTGAACAAGATAAAAATAATAGAAATCGCATCTATATCAACCCTTGGGTATATGGCGTAGAATATAAAGATTACCCTGATGAAAATATACATACTTAAAATTTATTTCTCTAATGATTATATCATAAATAAGTAAAATCAGTTATTACAAAAATACCAACATATTATAAATTTTATATAGCAAGGAGATGATTTAATGAACGATGATATAAAAAAGAAAATTGATAACTTTACAAGTAAGACTGCCTTGAAAACGAATGGATTATCTGATTCCCGTATCAAAAAAGCCGATTATGATAAAACGCTTATAGGTTTTGTTTCTGCTAAGATAGTTCCTGAGAATCCAAAGAACGATAATGATTACAGATGGCGTATTCAGACTAATGGGGTTGCGTATGACATTAAACCATCTTCTTGCAATATAACATCTGTGGGACAGAGGGTAAGGTTATTTGTGCCTAATCATAAAATGAAGGATAAGTATGCAGAGGTTATTGAGAGTGGAGAATACAATCACCCGACAAAAGTTGTTTATGATATGACAGATGATACTATAACAGAGACTTGGGCTTTAGCAGATAATACGGAATTAACGAAGACATATCAACTTACTGCAATCAACAAAAACACTTCATCGGAAGAAGTTACTGAAATTATTTTTCCCGATGGCACTATTATGAAGCTGGAGGGATTTGTAATTGGATAGAAAAGAACTTTTAAAAAGATGGGCTTTAGCTTATACTGAGCCAAGTTTATTTTATATACCTTGGAAAGGAAAAGGAAAAGAAAAATTATATGGAGAATATGTGTTAGTCAAATTTGATGCACATTGGAAGATATTTCAATCGTGGCAGAAAGCCCCTGTTTTTGCTGTCTATAGAATCGGTGTCTCGAATGAAGAGGAATTGGTGTATTCTACTGCCGTATATGATGATTCTCAACACGTTGTAAGAATGTCTCTCGCTTCTAATTGTTTTGCCGTGGCGAGTAAACACGGATGTGCAGGATATAACCCCAACAATTCATATTTCCACAATGAAACATACAAAATGCTTCTAACGTCTGGAAATTATAAAATTCGTATGTTGTGTTCTGGTAGTGGTATGGTGACAAATAATATCAGCGAATGGAATTTTACAGTTGAACTAAACGGTGATAACCAAACATACTTGTATGATTACAATACATATTGTTATAGATTTAGGACAGTTGAAATAAATCCGTTTATTGGTTACACTTACCTTGGAATTACTTCTGAAATTAAAGAAGCAGGTAAACTTGAGTATGATGCAAGATTAAAAGACACAAGTAAAAGAACAATGTCTATTGATGAAAATGTTATAATTGAATATAATAGTGCACATCAACCAATTGACGCTACTCCTTTTAGTGAAATTATCAAAGAAGATATATATACAACATATTATATTGGAGAATTTTGCATAAATGAATATTTGGGTATAGTAAAAGGTAGTTATCAATCTGATGATATTCAGTTATTAAATGAACGGGGCAGAAAACAAATTGTTTCAAATTCGGCTATTGAACCGCAAAGTACATATGAGAAATGGTATATTAAAGACACTTCATCTCTATGCTTTTACACATCGCCTACGAGTGAATATAATCCCAGTTATAATTTTACATTTTCAATAGGAAATCAAATAGATGGTTCAAATTACGCATCTATTGACGATTTTTACGGGGGAACTAACATTTTTAATGGCAATCCTAATACGAATTATGTCGATACAGTAGGAATAAAATCTTATGAGAGCTATACAGAATATGATGTCTCATCGGTGAGTCAAGCTGGAATAAGATTATCGACAAATCAATGGTATATTTCAAATCATGACGCTAATTCTTTATCTATGCAATTAAAAACAATTACTTTGCAATCAGGAGGAGTTCTTGAGTCATCATACGCTTTTTATAAACCTGAAACCATCCCCAATAATCAAATATCACTTACAAGAGAAGAAAATACTCTAAACAGGCGTTATTCTGAATGTCTTAAAATTACCGATGAGTATAAGAAAATGTATGCACAAAATTTTACTAATAGATATAAATATAAAAGTGACCGAATGATATGGTATAGTCAAGGCGTTCCGTTTTCATATTTTTTAACTAATATAAATCCACTCCCCCAAAGTTCTAAAATGATACAAAAAAGTAAGTTAACTACAGAAATCACTAATAATGTGTTGACATTTAGCGAAGATATAGACGAAGAAATAGTTTTTTATGATACTTGTCCTACTATAATAGACTTGGGCACAGATTGGTCTGGATATGATAATTATCAAGATGATACGGCTTGGAACTCAACGTTTTTGTATAGTACAAAATGCGAAGTTTATCATCCAGAGCTCATTCCCAAAGAATCAACAGAATAAAACTCAGGAGGTGAAAACATTTGGCAGAAAAACGTGAAAAACTGTGGGGTATAAAAATATGGGGAGATGACGGACATTATTTCTATACGGAAGTAGAAATCTCTCAATCTCTCACACACTACGTCCCTACAGAAGCTACAGACCCATATAACAGCCAATATCCTTGGGTAACTCACAACGGAATTGCAAGCTACTATAAAGGTAGTTGTACAGGCAATTTTTCGGATAATCAATCAACAGATTGTTATGAAGAATATAACTTTGACGAGAATATTATAGGTGAGAAGGTAATTTATAACACAATATATATGAATACATTTATTAAGTGGCTTCATAATCGAAAAACGAAGTATCTACAGTTGAGCGAGAATATGGTCATCCCTATTGCAGTTCTTGACAGTATTCAATGGGAAACAGAGAAATCTATTGATGATGGACATACTTGCAAGGTGTCATTTGATTGGGTGCAGGTAGGCGATGAATTCTCACTTCTTGATACAGATATGATAAGCTATTGTCCGAGTTGCGGTACTATGATTGCTCCTACAGCAAGTTTCTGTCAAAAGTGCGGAAGCAAGGTGAACGAAAATGGCTAAAGGACATAAAATCGGAAGTGATTATTTTACATATACACATTTTCCCCACGAGACAACTAATAATGTTATTGTTGAATTATATGAATACAGTCATTACTATGTTAAATTCGTTATGGATATAAGTGACATGGTGGTAGATTATTCATATGACTGTACAAGCGATGATAACATTCATCAGACAGCAAGCCTTACTCTATACGTTGAAACAGACGACCAAAGGTGGTTTATGAAACGTGAAAACAAAATGAGGGAATGGGTTGATGAATCCAGTGGAAATCTTCGCAGTACGTCTTGGACGAAGATATGCTATAGGCTTATCAAAACTTATACTAACGACAATACAGGTGAAGTATTCAAGATAGACTTGGGATATTTTGTCCCTACGAATAATGATTACAGTTACAGTCCTACAGATGGCACGTTAAGTATCAGCCTGTCAGGGCTTTCTATTTTGCTGACAAAAGAAAAAGGTGGTGGGGTGGTTGCTCATACTGAAACTACGGTATCGCTTGACCCTGAAACGCATCAATGGACAAGTATGACACTACCTGTTGCATTAGGAATTGCTGAGGGTCACAGTATTGACGGTAAACTACTTTACGATTTGGCTATGGGTGCTGCAAGTAAAGATATTACGTTTATGAATTATACCGCACCTATTCCGCTGAATAGTGATAACTATGATGGATATGCTGCTTTAGGTGATGGACAAAAGGTATATATGCTCCCATATGATATGGATTTTGATGCAGATATTGGCAGATCTGATGAGTTACAACAGATAATGGATTTGGCTTTTGAAGGGGCAACATTCTGGGTAGATGAGGACAGAGTTCTCAATATGAGTAGTAAACCTACCAAACGAAATGGCGTTGAACTGTTCTGGACAGATTACGGAGAATTGTTCTTATCTGAGAGCAGTAGCTACAATGATGATAACTATTATAATATAGTAGAAGTTTTCGGCAAGGATAACAACTACTACGCTATCTGTGATTGGTCGCATTTTGACGGCGGTACAACACATTTTGCGAGGAAACAGGTTATTTCTGATGATACACTTCAATCAAACGAAGAATGTGAAGCAAGGGCAAGATGGGAAGTCTATAAGGGCAGATACCATCATCAGACTTGGACTGTAACGATAGCGGACAAGTACATAAAGAAGTTCAATAAACCGAGCAAGCTTGTAGGTAAGAGAGTCGAATACACTACTGTTGATGGTGATACCAATCTATTTTTTCTGAATAAGCTGTCATATAGTTCTAATAAGTGGACTATGGAATTGTCACTATTCAGACCGTTGTATGAGACTGATTTGAAGCAATATGATAATCAACTTCATACTCCTGTGATTTGCAGTCACGAAATCATTGATAATAAGTATATCAGGCTTTATGTAACAGGCGAGGATATAGAATCTGCGATTGTAAAGATATATGCAACTGACCCTTATGGAGTACAAGGTGCAAAGGCTGGATTCAGAGCTGAGAGCTGTCTTGTAGCTGAAAACGGTATTGATAAGTATGTAGACATTCCTATCAAGGGTAATGGCACATATAAATTCGACGCTGCTTTATACAGCCCTTATTATCTTGATAGTGGAGAAACGAGTGAATGGTACATGGTTGATGTAAATCTTACTGTTGCTGAAACTGAAGATACAGACCCATATCCTCATCCTCCTATATACATCGACGAGGGTGGTCATAGTCCTTATCTTATGACTAATAGATTAACTGTACTTATAAATAGTGACGGAAACACATTAACAATTTAAAAGAAGGTGATTGAATGGGAAATATAGCTACGAGGGATTTGCCGCAAGTAGCGTTTGATAATATTGAGGATATACTTGTCAATGCACACGGTACGACAGGAAGAATCACAAAAGCAAATTTTATCGGAAGTCTGATGGATGGCACATCGGATAAGATTTTTGATACACTTAACAATGAACATTTTAAAATAACAACATTATCGGGTGAAATCAAAGTGTTGAATCTTTCTGATGATGTAATGACGGCATGCAATGAAGTAAATTTGCTAAGAAACGACTACGATATTCTCAACACTAAGGTTGATAATAACGCTCAGAGTTTTGGCAGTGCAATAAGCACTATAAATAATAATCTCGAACGGGCAATAAATAATGTATCATCAAGAGTTACAACGCTTGAATCTTCTGCTCATACACACGAAAACAAATCTGTAATTGACCTATTCGGTACGAATAGCGAGGGTAAATTGATGTGGAACGGTATGTCTATCGGAAGTGATTACGAATTGCCTGTTGCTACTATGTCTGCTCTTGGTGGAGTAATGGTTGATGGAAATACGATTACAGTCAATGAGAACGGCGTTATCACTTGTATAAATGAAGGTACGATTATCGCTGATTGGGCAAGTAATGTTGAATATCCTCTTGGCTGTATTGTGATTTATGATAGTACAATGTATAAATGTCTTGAAAAACACACTTCGGGCGATACTTTTGACAATACAAAATGGAAAGCACTTACAGGCGAAAAGGGAGATACTGGTGTCTCCCCTACCGCTAAAACTGAGCAGACTGATACTGGTGCTACAATAAGTATTACCGATGCGAGTGGAACGACAACATCCGTTCTTAGTAACGGCATTACCCCTCATATTGATGAAACAACTAAACATTGGATGATTGGAGAGGAAGACACTGATATTATTGCAGAGGGTAAGAACGGTGTTTCTCCTACTGCTACCGTTACTAAGACGGCATCTGGTGCGACTATTACTGTTGTTTCTGGTGAGCAGACTACTACCGCCGAATTAACTAATGGTATCAATCCTCATATTGATTCAGAAACAGGACATTGGTTTATCGGAGAAGAAGACACAGGAGTTAGTAGTACGGCAATGATAGACGATACAGCATCGACAGGCACAGACGTTACTTGGTCTGTTGATAAAATAAAATCTGTATTAGGTGATATTAACACAATTCTTGCAAGTGTAACAGGAGGGATTGGGTAATGGCTACAACTTCTGATTACCTTAATAAACTTATAGAACAGAAAAACACTCTTGCTGATAATCTTGTTGAAAAGGGTGTCGATGCGACACACGATGAAACATTAGAGACACTTGTGCCAAAAGTATTGGATATTCAAAGTGGAAGCGGAGGAAGTGGTAACGGTATATATCCCATTGGAACAGATGGCAAACCTGCAGGCGATGTTGTTGTTCCTGAAGGAGTGACGTCTTTATACCAACACATCTTTGCAAATAATACGAATGTAGAAAGTATAACATTTTCCGAAGGTTTTACAACCGCAAGTGACCAATGTTTCAGTGGATGTAAAAATTTGAAATCTGTTACTTTTCCAAGCACTTTAACTACGATAGGACGTTTGAGTTTTAATGGCTGCACATCGTTTACAGATTTAAATTTCGATAATGCAACAGAGAATATAGTTATAAGTGGCAATGTTTTTAGCGGTTGTACAGCTTTGACCTCAATTAACATACCTGACGGAATGATAATTTCGGAACTTGGGCAATATGCGTTTCAAAATTGTACTTCTCTTAGTGATACTGCTGTTGAAAATGTTATAAACAAAAGTGAAACTATCAGCAATTATATCTTTTATGGCTGTGCAGGACTTGTAAATCTGAACATCAGAACAGCGACAGAAATGATGTTTCGTGACTGTAAAGGATTAAAAAGTACCGTTGTTCAAGAGCCTTATAACGGCGAGATTAAAAATCAGATATTCTATAATTGTACTTCTCTTGAACTCTGTTTGCTTCCTGATGGAGCGACAAGAATAGGTATAGGCGTGTTTAGTAATTGTGTAGCATTGAAAACTGTTTATCTTCCTTCATCAATAACTGCTGCAACAAGTAATAGTCTTACTTCTGGAAATAATTATTATATTTTTTATGGCTGTACGGCTCTTGAAGATGTTCAGCTTGGTGCGGATTGGAATATGGATTTGACGGTTAGTGTATCGGAAAATATAACAGTTGACAGTATGGTTGCAATGTTTAATAATCTGAAAGACCTTACGGGCGATACTGCTAAAACATTGACTCTCGGAGAAGTTAACCTTGCCAAGCTCACAGATGAACAGAAGGCGGTCGCTCTTAACAAGAATTGGATATTAGCGTGAGGTGATTAAAATGAAACAAAAAATGGAATTTAGCAAAAAGATATACATAGCTAATCTGATTTTTGTTGTGCTTGTTGTAGTAGCAAGTTTTATATGTGTAATTTATAGTGGGGCTTGGGGTATTACTGACCTGAGTCCCGTTACAGTTATTTGTACATCGGCTTTTGCATCTTTGGGAACTATGACAGGTTTCTATTGCAGTAAGGCGAAAGCTGAGAATGTCATTAAAATCAGCAAGCAAATCAGCAAGAATAAGATAGAAACACAAGTTGTAGAACTTGCAAATCAGATTATGCAGAGCGATGGAAATAATATGATGTAAAGGATGTGAAAAATATGACAATTACAGAAATGTTCTTAACACCTAATAAATATTCAAGACCGCAGACTCCTTTAAAGAAGGTTGAGAAGATTGCAGTACATTATGTGGGGAATCCCAACACCTCGGCTCTTGCAAACAGGAACTATTTCGAGAATCAGAAAAATGGGGGCAAAAAAGTATCTTCTCATTTAATTGTAGGGCTTAACGGTGAGGTCATTCAGTGTATTCCTTTTAACGAGTGGAGTTACTGTACAAATCAGGCGAATGGATATTCTATCAGTATAGAAACTTGTCACCCTAAGTCTGACGGTGTGTTTAATGATGTTACATATGTTTCTTTATGTGAATTATGTGCAATGCTCTTAAAGAAATACAATTTAAACACTAATGATTTAATCAGACATTATGATGTCACAAAAAAGCAATGTCCATTACACTGGTCTCCCACAAAGTATCAGCCTGAAGCTGTAGCTACTGCTCGTTGGAACAGATTTAAAAAAGATGTGCAGACCGTAATGAATGGTGGTAAAGTCACAAGAAATAACACTGTCGATATTACAGAACAGAGTATTAAGAACAATTCCGTAACAGCTAATCCTACTGTTCCTAAGGCTTCCCTACCGTATAAAGTCAAAGTCGTAGATAAAGACCCGAATGGACTTAATGTGCGAAAGGGTTGTGGTGTAAACTATCCTATCATTACTACCATAAAATATGGCGGTGTTTATACAATCGTAGAAGAACAGCGTGTTGGCAATTCGACTTGGGGACTTTTAAAGGCTTATCAAAAAAGCAGAAATGCGTGGATAAATCTTTCAAGTAAATACGTTACAAAACTTTAAGGAGGAAATTAAAATGACAAATGTAGTAGATATTACAAATATTGTAGAGATAGTAATTGCTCTGATTGTGGCGGTTGCTTCATATTTTGTAATTCCGTATATTAAGTCAAAGCTGACTGCCTCTCAGTGGAGTAATCTTCAGGATTGGGCAGAAGTTGGCGTTAAGGCTGCGGAAGCCATTTTTATTGGCACAAAGCTTGGCAAAGACAAGAGAGAGTACGTAATGAAGTACCTTGCTAATCTTTGCAAGCAGAATGGATATAAATTCGATGAAGACATTATCAGAGTTGCACTTGAAAATGCTTGGGAAGATATGACTGGTGGAAGTAAGGGCGATGATATTCCTGTTGTAGAATTTAAAGCAGAAGGCTCTATGTAAGGAGGATTACTATGGCATTAGAATTTAATGAGGGGTATGTAAAAGACATTGCCGAAATTAGCGAAAGATGTAAGTCCAACAGTCATAGGCTTGATGATGTAGAGGTAGCTATTAAGAGGCTTGAAAACAAAAATGAAGCCATATATGAGATAAGTGCTAATATGAGAACACTTACAGAAGGTGTTGTTGATATTAAAGACGATGTTAAAGCTATTAAATCGGAACAGGGAGAAATGAGGTCACAGATTTCAGACTTGCGTAACGCACCTGATAAAAAGAAAAGTCAGTGGATGGATAAAGCTATCGGTGCTGTATGTGGGGCAATCGGAATGGCGATTCTCGGATACGTACTTTCTAACGTATTCCCTGTTTTGTTTAAGTAATTCAAAATAATTAAAATACTTATTTAAAGTGGATAGAGTTATTCTCTGTCCACTTATTTTTATGGAAAGGAATGATAGATTTATGGCTGTTTGGCTTATTAATGGTAATTATACAACTGGCATTTATACTTTCAGCTATGATGATTGGGCTGAAGATGGTGATAAACTTCCTCGTATCGGAGTTGCTGGTAAAGATGTGTTAAGCACAATCAAGAGTTGTAGTCAGAATAGTTATGCTATTGGTACAGATGGTACTATGAAAGTTCTTAAAGGCTCAACAAATGAATGGATTGACTATTAAGGCGGTGATTATATGAGCGAAATGATTATGGATGGTGCTATAGCTTTAAAACAAGCTAAGAATTACGCTAATAAAGTTGGCTCTACTATCAGTGGTACAAGTTATGATTATAATACTGGTAAACTTACATTCAATACTGCTGACGGTGATTGGGAAGTTCAGGTCAATAACGGTATGACATCTACATATAAAAACACACTTGATAATATTTCTTACGATAACACAGAAGGAAATCTTAAAGTTAACGGCGTTATTGTGTTAACAACAGAAAATGAAGAAACAGAAAACATTGATTTTTCAAATATGTTTTAATGAAAGGAGGTTTTTGAAATGGCTGAAAATTATGTTACCAAACCCTATTTACAGACACAATTTCAAAATTATTCCCGTGTAGTTAAAGATACTTTTGCTGAAAAAGGCTCAGTAACTATTAACACACTTGATTATACAAATGCAGATGAGCCTACAGTTAATAATGTAAAAACTGCTCTTGACCTCTTATTTGAAGAAGGCGGTGGTGTTCTTGAAGAACCGATCACCGCAAATGTTACAATAGGTCAAGTAGCAAGTGGAACAACGTATCCAATAGGCACTCCTATTGAAGTAATTATCCGAGATATGTTGACAGAAAAGATCGCTCCAACAGTCTCAATAATCCTGAACCCCGCAACCACTTTATATGATGAAGTAACAGATTCTATTAGTTCTCTTACAATCAATGCTACTGTTGGTAAGAAAACTAATAATATAGCAAAAATTGAATATTTTATAAACAATACCAAAGTTAAAACAACAGACTCAAATGTAGCTAATGGTGGTACATTCCCTTATATTTATAATACAACAATAGATGATGATGTAACTATTAAAGTTGTTGTAACTGATATAGAAGGTATGACTGCAACCGCAAGTAAGACAATTACATTTATCGGTAATTCTTATTATGGTTTAGTTGATGCGGAAACTGGTGAACCTACCGAAGCTCTTGTTAAAACATTAAACAAGACTTTAAAAAATACTAAGAAATATGTTTATTCTGGTATTACAACAGATTGGGCGAAGATTTGTTATGCTTATCCTGCGGAATTGGGTAAATTAACAAGCATTATGGATAAAGTTAATAACTTTAACTATACATCTTCTTTCCAACTTACAACAAAATCAATAGATGGAATTAGTTATTACATATATACATTGATTGACCCAACAGGTGCAGACAATGTAGAACTTACATTTGAATAAGAAAGGAGAGGAAGTTAAATGTCAGTTTCTTTACTTGATAATTTAAGTATTAAAAAGAAATCCCCTAACGTAGATCGTGATTTATTTACCACTATTGCGGATATGGCTGCATATTCTGAAAACTATCTCCCAGATGTTTTTGAATGTAATGTTGTTGAGGATGGTAACAGATATAGATACAATAGAAGTAATATTATAGACCCCGTATTTGGTAAGTGGAGAGTCGTTGAAAGTGGTGCTGGGGCAGAACTTATTGATTATTATAAGAAAACTGAAACAGATGAACTGCTTGAAAAGAAAGTTTCTGTTGAAGATGGAAAAGGACTTTCTACTAATGACTATACAACAGTTGAAAAAGAAAAACTTGCTTCTCTTGAAAATTATGATGATAGTGAAGTAAGAGAGCATATAACAAATTCTGAACAGGCTATTAGTGATATTCAGGCATCAATCGGTGCGGAGACTCTTGCTACAACAGCCCAGACTGTTAAGGGTGCTATTAATGAAGTTAAGACTAATGCGGAAGCTGCCTCTACGGCACTTGATGCCAGAGTTAAGGCGAATGAAGATGCGATTGCAATAATCAATGGAGATAGTACAGTTACAGGCTCTATCAAGAAATCTGCTTCTACCACACTGAGAGATGCGAAGTCTTACACTGACCAGAAGATTGCGGAAATGGCTTCTGAACAAGCTATTGTCTGTGATGAAAAACCTTCTTATATGGATGGTATCACTACTTATATTAAAGATGGCGTACCAGAAACAACAGATGAAGAAAATATCTGGTTCTATTATGAAGCGGTTGGTCAGCTGATGCAAACAATCTGGATTAATGGAGAAGAAATCACAATCGTTTCCGCAGGTGGCGTGAACTTTGATGACTTCGTATCTAAGTCAAAGGACATAGCCGCTACATATGAAGGCGATGAAACAGATACAGATAAAATTCCTAATCTTGCGGCAATGCAAGCTTTAGAAGCACTTTTAAAGGCTGATATTGATACAAGAGTTAAGACAGTTGATATATATGATGGACTTGATAGTACATCTACTACTGTTCCTCTTTCTGCAAATCAAGGTAGAGTTTTAAATGAAAAAGCAGATAGTAAACTTGATAAGACTTTTGTTGGCGATGAAATTGCTAACAAGCATCTTGTTACTGACAGTATGGGTAATGTTGCGTTGGCTGACTATGATGACACATTGGACGAGACCTCCGCAAACGCTGTACAGAATAAAGTTATCAAAGCAGAATTTGAAAAGAAATTTGATAAAACTCAAGATGTTGCAAACGCAGGTAAAGTTCTTACAGTTGGCGAAGATGGTACGGTTACTTTCTCAGAATCTACTGCTCTTGGTAGTACAGCAGAAAAAGTATCTTATGAAAATGATGTTTACTTTACTGATGTAACTAATTTAAAACAAGCTGTGGATAAAATTCTTGCAAAAGTTTATTATGAAGAGCCAGAAATTACAAGTTTCACAATGCTTCCTTCAACTGATGTATATGAAATTGGTACAGTTATTCCAGCTGATACTATTGAATTTAGTTGGGCGGTTAATAAAGAAATCAAGAGTCAAGCACTTACAGATTGTACTGTTGCAGTAGATGATAGAAGTGCGGTATATGGTGCTGAATTAAGTAATACCAAAACTTTCGTTCTTACAGTTAGCGATGGCGAAAATGCTGCGACTGCAAGTAAGAAGATTAGCTTCTTGAATAAGGGCTACTGGGGTTCTGCGGCAATACCTGATGAATATAACAGTGAGTTCGTATTAGGGCTTAGCGGTAGCAAGTTTGTTACTGGCAAGGCTGGCACATATTCAATGAGTGTAGTTACTGATGAATATGGATTCCTTGCACTTCCTACTTCATTTGGTACAGTATCAAGCGTATGGATTGGTGGATTTGAAGTTACAGTAGAAACCGCCGCAACCATTAGCTTTACAAATGCAAGTGGAAAGACAAGTTCTTATAATATATACAAGACTGGTAGAAGCGGTTTAGGTTCTATCACAATGGAGATAAAGTGACGGGAGGAGGATAATTTTGATTAAGTTAGCTGATACCTTAAAGGCTATGTCAGATTTCCCAGTCGCATTGGCTGACTCAATTTATTTTGATGATGACTCAAGCCTTCAAGAAAAATTTGATAATAAAGAGTTAGGTGGCGGAGATAGCTCCGTCACTTTAACTCAGGAAGATTATGAAGCCTTATCTGAAGAAGAAAAGTTAAACGGGCTTTATTACACTTATGATACAAAGAGAATATATAAAAATGGCGTGCAATATGGTGCATCAGAGCCAATCCCGCTTACAATGAAAGAGTTTAAGATTCTTAAAGAAGCTGGTGCTCTTGATGCAAAGCAAGACTATTTAGTTGAGGCGGATGCCGAGGGTATTCTTCTTGGTGCGGAAGATATTGGATATAATAATGCAGAAAGCGGACTTGAAGCTACTACTGTTCAAGGTGCTGTTGATAAGGTAGCTGAAAAAGTTGATGGACTTATTAATGATACAGACCTTACTTCTACAACAAGTACACTTTCAGCAAATAAGATAAAAAATGCTGTTACTTATAGTTTCAACACTCAGGATGGTAGTGTAAAATATGTTAAATTCAAGCCAAGTGTAACTGCAATTTCTGTTGCTGATATATATGGTGGAAAAATAGAAATTCTTGGTGCAAGTAAGTCTGTCTCTAATCCAGATTATAAAACAGTAAAAGTTGTTAGACTTAGTTATGGCGATTGGAGTTCATATGATGCAACACAAGTTCCATCTGTAGTACATACAAAAATAGGAGAGTTATATTATTATCCTACCGATGAATATTACTATTTGAAGTTTTATAATTATGCTTCCTTCACTATGACAGGTTTGGCAACTGCTCCTGAGTTAGTTACAAGCTTACCTGCTGAAGAAAGTGCAATGACTTTGATACCTGAAAGTAAATATGCAAGCATCAACGACTCCTCGACTTCCGAAAATTCAACTTGGAGTTCAAGTAAGATTGCGAACGAGATTACTTCCACATATTTAACAAAGGACGTTGCTGCTGGTGGAGATAATAAAAAAACCGTTTCGTTTAAGGTTCGCAAAGATTATTTTTCCCAATATTATGCAAAGAGAACCTTTTTACTATCAGCCAATATATATTCTTTAGGTTTTTCTAAACCTGTAATCGGTTTAGTTGAAATATACCGTAATACTACCGACAGTTATGATGGATATGTAGTTAATTTACAAGATACAAGATTTATAGGTGCAACTGTAACAGTAAATGGAGATTACCTTGAAGTAGTTGTAACATTTAACAGTTATGAGAGTTCTGGAGCTATGATATCTTGTAGTTCATTATCTAATGTTCCAATAGTATAACCACTCTAACAAGAGAATAAAACAATGCGGCAACTAAGGTATCACGCTCCAAATCAGTAAAATCATTAATTTGATTTACAGCTATAAATCCTTTCAGAACAACAACCCCTTGTAGAGAAATCTATGAGGGGTTTAATGTTGTTTTGTTTGGATAAGAATTAATGATTGTCTTGCCAGACAGGCTTGTGCGATAATCGCCAGCAGAGCTGTCGCTTACCGCCCAAATAATATTTTAATTATTGATTGAAATTTATATGAAAGGAATTATTTTTGTGAAAGAAAATAATCAGATTGTAATTAAGGCATCTATTGCTCGTAAATTACTTAAAATGGGATTTAATATTATTGATATTCGTCCTCAGAAACAAGAAGATGGCACAACGGATTTTACTCGTTGTGTCTTTTTATTTGAAGGAAAAGACGGATTAGAAAAGGCTATTAAATCTCTGAAATAAAACTATAAAGGAGATTGAACTATAATGACAACTAAAATAAATGGATATGATGTAACACATATTGATACTGAAACAGGTGAAATTATTTGCCAAACAGAAGGTTGCACAGAAATCAAAGATGATAAACTTTCTGACAGTGAATTAAAGAGAAAAGAATATCTTGATAGTCACGATATGAATTTTAACAAGGGAGAAAAGTTTGTGAAGATGTATGTTGAATGTGTTTATCACTTGGCACAGAAATTATCTGCTAAAGAATTTTCTGTTGCTATGGCTTTGGCACGATATGTTGAGTACGAAACTTGTATTGTATGTAATGGCTATGGCAAAGGTAAGCACTATATGGACTTACACGAAATAGCAAAAGAGTTAGATACTGATTATTCTCGTATGACAAGAATTGTTGGCTCTTTAATTGCAAAAGGTGTTATGGGTGAATTTAAAACTGGCGATGTTGAAGGTAAAAAGGTTATAAAATATTACATAGTCAATCCCTTTATATATTCTAATGGTTCTCACCCTGAAAATGATGTTATTGAACATTTCTTTAAAAATAGTGGTTGGAAAGAATTTATTGAAAATTGACAATTAACTATTCACAGGGAACACTTAATGTAAGATAGAAGATATATAAAAACGGCAAAAATCGGCTGTCAGACCTTATAAAACAAGGGTTTTCAGCGATTGAAAAAGTTGCGAAAAACGCAATTATTTTGGGAATTAGTTGCGGAAAACGCAATTTTTCAGAACTATAAGATAACTATAAAGGAGATTGAAATATATGGGATTAATTACTAAAGAAGTAGAAGTTGGATTAAATGCAAAAAACCTTCAACATTATATTGATTTAGGATACAAAATACCTAAATATACAAATAAAAAAGGCGAATTGCGTTACAAAGTTGGAACAAAAATAATTGTTAAAGTTGAAGATTTAACAGAAGGCAGTCATGTAGTGTTAGATTATGCTTGTGATTGTTGTGATAAACCATTAAAAGTTGTAAATAAAACATATATATTACATAATCACAATGGCAAATATTATTGTAATAAATGTGCAGCTAAACTTTTTAATTCTGGTGAAAATAATTGCAAATGGAATCCATATAAAACAAATGAAGAAAGAGAAAATGAACGTTATTATCCAGAATATGCGAATTTTATTCAAAGAGTTTTAGCAAGAGATGATTATACTTGCCAATGTTGTAAAAAGAAATTAAGTGGTGATGCAGAAGTTCATCATTTAGATGGCTATCATTGGTGTGTAGAAAAACGCACAGATGATACTAATGGGATAACTTTATGTCATAATTGTCATTTTAATTTTCACTCAATTTATGGGCGAGGAAATAATACTGTAGAACAATTTGAAGAATGGATTGGACACACTATTAGTAAATTAGAAATATATGATGGTGTATTACCTACAAGGAGAAAAATTTATTGTGTTGAAGATGATTGTATATATGATAATTTAGATGAGGCAATAAAAATACTTGGGGTAACTAAAACAGAACTTGTCCGCAATGTTTGTAATCATAAAGAAGGACACTATACAGTAAGAGGAAAACATTTATTTTGGCTTGATGAATATGAAAAAATTTCAAATGATGATTTGATGAAATATTTAAAAAATTATGAACCACAAGGCACAAGTGTTATTTGTGTTAATACGGGTGAAATATATGATACTATTACTAAAGCCACAAAAGATAAAAGAATAAAATATGTAAGCCAAATAAGCGGAAATTGTCGTGGAAAACAAAAATCAGCAGGTAAACTCCCTGATGGTACACGTCTTAAATGGATGTACTACAAAGACTTCTTAAAGCTTCCTATTGAAGAACAAAACAAAATACTTAATCGAAACAAAGACTTGTCTAATAATGACAGGTCTTTTATTATTTAATGAAAGGAATGGTGAAATTTAATGGATAACCTTCGTAAATCTTTCCTTGTACACGGAAATTCAATTGTCGGTGCGGTAGGAGACAAGTATTTTTCGTCAACACCGATTGGCGTAATTCAGGCTTTCAGCGGAAATACCATACCACGAGGTTTTCTGTTGTGCAATGGAGCTTCTTACAAGACAACGGATTATCCCGAATTATTTAATATCATTGGTTATACTTATGGTGGTTCAGATGACACATTTAATGTACCTAACCTTTGTGATGGACGTTTCCTTGAAGGTTCTGATACAAGTGGTGAATATGTTGAAGCAGGATTACCTAATATTACTGGTTACATAGATATGGATGTAGGTGGTGCTCAAAACGTAGAAGGTGCTTTTTATAAAGGTACAACTTTTAATGCTCTTTATGGTGGAAACCCCACAACAGTTACTGATGTAGCATTTGACGCATCACGCTCCAACGCAATATACGGTGCATCTAACACAGTGCAACCGAGGTCATTAAGAGTTTTGTACATCATCAAAGCTTTCCATACTAACGAGGGTGTGGATACTGGTGTTAATGATGATGTGATTGAGTATGTTGATAATAAGGTTGCTACAAAGAAAGATGCTATAAAACTTCTTAACAATGCAACAGATTCAACAAAATGGCTTAAACTTAAATTAGGTAGTTCCGCAACGTGCCAACCTATTATAGTTTCAGACCAATATGGTGGAAAAGTTGAAATTACTGGTATGA